GATGATACTACTTTGCAGTTCCCGCTTGCACCGTGTGAGTTTAAAGAAGTATCTATGGAAACCGTTACGGCTGCTATTAAGAAAATGGAAGATACTAAGGAAACTACGTTCTTCCGGGATCTCAATCGCCTGACTGATGTTGTTACTAAGCTGAACAAGATCGAGAAGAAGAAAGCAGATGACCTCTTGGAAGAGATCGTTGGTTGGTCTTCGGCTTATGACGATATCAACAAAATTCTTGTAACAAATAACGATGAATATTACCGGTCACTCGGATTGAAGGAGTAAGTAGGTTATGGAAGGAATGCAATTAATTTCTGAATCCCGTAAAAAACTACTTCGATTACTCTTAGAAGATCCGCGTATTGGTGAATTAGTTCTTGTAAATGGAGAAAAAGCAGCATCTGTAGTTATCAAAGACGATGGGTCGACAACTTTCAGATCTATTCCAGATACTTGGTGGGCATGGCTTTTCCGCTATGGTCATAAAAGAACTATGTCATTTTCGGATCTAGCATTTCTTATCAGAGATGCACTTGCTCGGTATACACCGGCTTCGAGTAGATTCCGGGATGCAATTAAGGACGAAATTGTAGATCATGCTATTGATAGTAAGAACTATGATTACGTCGTGGACAGACTGTTTTTAAACGCTATTCTAGGTGTAACGGAAGGCGAATATAAACTTAAACGTGGAGGTGAATTACGGCAACCTGACAACAATAGCTGTAAAGACCAAGGGACAAATTACCGGAGAGTAGGTAAAACTACAATCGGAATTGATCTAGGTGGAGGATGTATTCCAGTAGATCTTTATATCGAGGAAAGGTAGTATCTACAATCTAAAAAAACAATTCGTTCAAGTTTAAGCGTTAAGCAGATGTAACGCTTTATTATACACTTAAAATTGAACAAAATTTCTGCAATATCTAAGTAGCAAAGTAAAAAGTATATGGATGATGTATGAAGTATATGAAATACAGAGTAACAAGGATAAAGCACAAATTCTGTAAATTTTAAGAGCCTCAAGACGATGGGTCGAGGCTTCTTAAATTTACTTTTTACACGCTCGCAATACGTACGCCGTAACTGACGTATAATAAGGAAAGCCACGAGAAGAAGAAGTGTGCTGCTAGATCGATTTAGATGCGAGCACAACAGGTAACGGTTTCTAGTATATTTAATCAATATAAGTATCAACTAAATATAAAAGAAATCAAATGAATAACAATATAGTAAAAGTAGACTATTTAATAGCAAAACGTGACCAATTAACTGCTGATATAAATAAATATTGGCGTATCATAAATACTGAGAATGTAATCAAGAAAGGATTCAGTCGTAACTACGATATGAAAGTTCTACTTGAGAAAATCAAAGAACTTTATGAAGAGCAAGTAGTAGTTAAACTACGTATCCAATGTGTAAATATGGGTATGAAACTAAGGGAGTTATCCCCAGACGCCAATGTAGTTAACATCTATCGTCTATCTGCTATGAAGGAATATAGCATTCGTCTTGGAATTGTAAATACTATCAATCCAACTCAGAAAGCTAAGAAAGGGAAACGTAAACTGCCGGTAACAGAAGTGTTAACGCACAACTACATTAAAGCCCGTCAGGCTGAATGTCAGTTAGTGATCAACGAACTCGATAAGAAAGTTAAAGAGTTCAATAGTAGTACAGAAATTGACCTCTCTGAGGCTCCAATGTATCTGGCTGCATAAAAAACGGGGGCTTGTGCCCCCTATCTATTAACTTTTAAAACATTATCAAGATGAATAAATCAAAACAAAAAGAAAATAATAATTACATTGACTATTGGACAAAAAGGGGTTTAGAAGCAAAAGAAACAAATGCTAAACAGAAAATTACTACAGAACCGAATAAGTTTCTGCACCATCCAAAGCTCAATGAACTAACGTTTGAAACTAAGACAGCTAAGCTTAAGCCTAAACTATCTAAAAAAGAACGTTATGAAAAATTGCCGTTTAGTCATAAACACAATTTACTAGTTGCACAAGCATACGGTAAAGAAAACCGGTTGCTTAAACAACAAACTGCTCGTGCACTTCATGAAAAACGAATCAAGGAGATCATTGAGCAACAGAAGGATTTTTGCTTTAAAAAGACGCAAGAGTCCCGAAAGAAGAAGGAAAAGACTAATTGGTTAGTAGTATACCGATTAGATCGCAATAAGCTTCCGTATGCTTTTAGTAGTAACCCTAGTAATAAGAGTATAGAGGAACTTAGACGCATCGGAGAGGGACTTCGTGACAAGTTAGAACAGAAATGGGAAGACTTTGCAAGTATTCGTATATATACACAAGAAGGTATAAAGAAAGATTATCCACGTTATTATATATATAAACATGCCGCGTAATCCAGATCAAGTTGACTGCATTATGATTAAAAGGAATGCAGAGAAGTCCATGAAAGTAAATGGACAAGTACGATTAGGGCAAGCAGTATTTGCAGAAGCATATCGCTTGTACCCAGATGCCACAAACAATCTACGAAATACAAAGTATGATTGTTACTATGATGATTCTAGGATAGATTTATTTCTACTAGAATTACAAACTTCATAAATTTATCTTTAACCGTTGGTTTCCTCATTCTAGAATGAATGAAGTGTTTCCCGTATACTTAATAAAGGTAGTAGTCTTTGTAAAATCCGACTGAACTAATAAGGTATAAGACGGAGGTTCGAATCCTTCTACGGGATCTAAACTAATCTTTAATTTATATGCAAATCAGAGGTAAAACCGTATTTGTATATGATATCGAAGTATTTCAAAACATCTTTCATTGTTCTGTTCTTAATACAGAAACAAAAGAAGTACATAAGTTTGAAATATCTTCTCGTAAAAATCAGTTATCTGAACTTATATCATTCTTTAAACAAGTAAATTCACCTGTTTCATGGAATGATAATTATACTACAAATTGTAGTATTGATTCAGATAAAATATTCTGCGGTTATAACAATTTACATTACGATAATCCTGTCATCAATTACATTATAGAGTATGAACATGTACTTGCTGAAAAGCCTGTACTTGTAATTACTAATTCTATATTTAATCTAAGTAGAGAGATTACCAACTCTGGAGAGAATATAGAAAAATGGAAAAGATGGAAATATCAAGTATGGTTTGATAGCTTTGATATTCTCACTATGCTTTACTCTAATAAACTTAGAGTAGGCTTGAAAGAAATTCAGGTTACTATGCAATACAAGAATGTACAGGAATTTGTATGTGATTGGAGTAAGCCTTTGCCTATTGAAGATTTTGACAGTATGATAGATTATAATATCAATGATATTGAATCTACTTCTGCATTACTTGATAGGTGTAAAAAAGATATTGATTTGCGATTAGCTATTGAAGACGAGTATGGTGTGAAAGTTCTTAGTAAAGACGGAGTGAATATTGGAATGAAAATTCTAACTCACAAATATCTTGAAAAAACAGGCTTAACATGGTGGGATATTAAAGACTTAAGATCTCCTCAAGCCTATATACCATTGAAAGATGTTATATTACCTTTTATCAAATATGATAGTCCTATACTTAAATCTGTACTAGATGAAATGAAAACTCAAGTAGTTTCTCCTGGCAGAAAAGGTTATGAAAAGAACTTTGTATTTGGTGGATTGAGATATACTGTTGGAGTCGGTGGAATTCATTCTAAGAATGATCCTGAAATAATAATTCCAGCAGAAGATGAAATGCTTATCGATATTGACGTAGCGTCACTATATCCAAGTATGTTGATAGAATATGGATTTTATCCTAAACATTTAGGTCCAGAATTCTTAGAAGTATATTCTCAGATTAGATCTGAAAGAATAGAAGCTAAACATAACGGAGATAAAATTAAAGATAGTACATTGAAGTTAGCACTTAATGGTTTGAGTGGTAATCTTCAAAATGAACATAACTTCTGTTATAGTCCATTTGCAGTAATGCAAATACGTATTAATGGACAGTTATTGTTACTAATGTTAGCGGAGAAATTAGTAGAGCTAGGGTGCCGAATAGTACAAGCAAATACTGATGGTTTATTTGTCTTACTTAAGAAAGCTATATATGATAATGTAACCATCGTATGTAGAGAGTGGGAACAATTAACTAAACTAACATTAGAAGAAGATCGTTTTGAGGCTATGTATCAGTATGCGATCAATGACTATATTGCAGTAAAAGAAGGTTATGCTAAGAAAAAGCATGAATTCAGAGATTTTACAGCAGTAATGGATCCTAAAACAGGAGATCATATTAAGTATGGAGCTACAAATGCAAAAGGAGAAACATATAGAAATATGGATGAAATTCGCAAAGACTATATAAAAACTAAGGGAATGTTTATTACCGAAGTATTACTAGGTAAGGGTTTATCACCTAAAATCATACCTGAAGCTATTATAAAGTATTTTGTAGATGGAATTCCTGTTGAAGATACTGTTAAAGGTTGCACAGATATTAAGAAATTCTTAATGTCTGAAAAGACTGGTAAACAGTGGCATGTTGAATACATGAATCAAGAAATACAGCGAACGAATCGTTTCTATGCATCTACAGATGGTGCATATTTATGGAAATGGAAAGGAATAGGAGAACACTATGCTTGGAATCCAAGCGAATTATCAGATATGGCATATTGGAGTTTAATTCAAGAAGGTAAAGATCCGTATAATCCACCTTTAGTACCTGATACTAAACAGTATCAGAATATGCTTACGGCATCTGGTGTTACTCTACTAAATATGTTCGATGATAAACCAATAGAAGATCGTAAGATGAATTATAGATATTATTTAAGAGAATGCTATAAGATAATCGAAGATTTAAAACCAAGACAGTTATCGTTATTTTAACATAACTTATCATACTGTATCAGAATCTAGATAAATGTCATAAAGTGAAACTTTTATGATACTAGAATTAGATACATCTCTGTTGAAGAAATTCAACATATCAATAAATCAGTTAGTATTTATTAATCTTGTATTGAGCGAAAATCAAAATAATCATCAAGACGTTCACGAACTTCTCAGCCGAGTAAGTGACGAAGAGATACAAGACTTAATTCAACGTAACATTATCGTAGAGACTATAACTGACGATAATAAAATTTATAGAGCATCTGAACAACTTGCTGAAGTTACTAAAAGTGACAAAGAAAGTATGTTTGATGAATTCTATGAAGTATTTCCAGTTTATGTTATAAGACCTGATGGAACCAAAGGATTCTTAAGGGCTAATGTAAACAAATGTCGTAAAGAATATAATAAAATTATTGGAAAATCAAGAGCTATGCATGACTACCTATTAGGATGTCTGAAGTGGGAGATTGACAATAAAATAACTTCTGGTAAGTTAGGTTATATGAAGACGATGTGGAAATGGCTCACTCAACACGAGTGGGAGTGTTACGAAGAGGAAATGCAACTATCACAACAAGCAAAGGAGGTCCAGTATGGAACAAAAATCCTTTAATACTTTGCCGTTCAAGTCTATTTCTGAAGTAGCTGATGAATCATTAGAATACATCCGCAAGAGGAAAGACAAAACTATTGTCCCACTTAAGACTAGGTGGAACAAGTTTAATAAAGTATGTTGTGGTGGTATTGAGCCAAATATGATTGTTACTATCGCTGGAGGCAGCGGTAGTGGTAAATCTGCATTTGCAAATACGCTTGAAACTGACTTAATTGATTTAAATCCGGATCAAGAGATAGTTATACTATCTTTTAGTTATGAAATGTTATCCTACAGACAGGTAGGTAGAAAACTCAGTAATAAACTGAGAAAGACTACAGCAGAACTCTATAGTTCTGATCAAAGTCTATCTAATACTGAATTCAACAAAATTGAAGAAGTTGCAGATAAGATCAAGAAGTATCCAATATATTATATTGATACGCCAAGTACTGTAGAGAACATGGAAAAAACTATTGACTACTTTCACGAGAACATAGCTAAAGGCAAATGGCTTATAGTTATACTTGACCATGCCCTGCTTGTAGAGGGCCAAGGTGAATCTGAAAGAGGTACTATTGTCGATTTACAGAAAATGTTTATTCGTAAAAAGAAGCTTTCTAATACGAGTATTATACAGATTTCACAGATGAATCGAAATATTGAACAACCGGATCGTATTAACAACCCTTCTATGCATTATCCAATGCGTAGTGATCTTGCAGCATCTGATGCTATTTTTCAGGCTAGCGACTATGTGACAGCTCTATCTCGACCAGAGTTGTTAAATATAACAGCTTATGGTATAGACCGTCTACCTGTAAAAGACAAAGTGTATCTTCATTTTCTTAAAGTAAGAGATGGAGAACCATTCATACTAGAATTCGAGAATGAATTGAAATATGGTAACTTAGTCGAAAAATAACGCAAGAAATTATTTATTTACTTTAAAATTAGGCTGAAATGAAATCTTTTACAATTACACTTCCGAATAAAAAAGCAGACGCTCGTGGCGTATACAAACAGTATTTGTTGAATCAACTGAATAATTCATATCCTGAATTGACTATCGATGGTATTGATGGACCTGAGACTGAAACAAGTTATCAGTATATCGGTCCGGGAGAACGTGTAGGCTTTGGATGTAATCCGCGCTATCACGTATCTAAATGTATGTGTCCGTTTAATAATAACTGTTGTAATTATAACCTTGCAACGGATTTTGAACGTGCATTGAAGAAATTGCACGATTATGCAGAGATGCGTAATCTACCTCGTGGGTATGACTATAAAATCGGAGGACTTCCGGTACGAGAATATGACTCGTATGTTCAGGTTGGTAATACAATCATCCCGAAGCGTAACAATGTTTATTGTTTGGAAAATCTATCATCATATCAAAGAAAATTCGTTCTGAATTTCATCATGGTGGTAAACAAAACTACAACCGTAATTAATCTTTAATTATACTACTTTACTCAACTTTTTCAGATTCTTTCAGATAACTTTTTCAGATTCTTTCAGATAACGTAAAGCAGTATCTAACAAAACAAATATGTTAGTACTACCTACTGAAAAGAATGCGCCAAAGGTGCAGAATCCTAGATTTCTGATCTTATTTGGCAAACCAAAATCTGGTAAAACTACATTGATTTCTAAGTTAGATGGCTGTCTTATAGTCGATTTAGAGGGTGGCTCCGAGTTTCTCGAAGCCCTCTCAATTCAGGCTAGAACAGTCAATGATCTTGGAGAAATCGCAAATGCTATTAGACAGAAGATTGCAGAGACTGGTAAGAGACCTTACAAGTATATTGCAATTGATAATGCTACTCGTTTAGAGGAGATATGTTTACCATTTGCAGCATCTCTATATAGACAAACTCCAATGGGTAAATCATTCAAAGGAGAAGATGTTAGACAGTTACCTAATGGTGCTGGATATCTCTATATTAGAGAAGCTGTAAAGAAAGTTATTAATATGTTCAAGGAACTATGTGATAACTTTATCCTAATTGGTCATACTAAAGATAAGATGATCAATAAAGATGGAGAAGAGCTCACAGAAATGGCTATTGACCTTGTTGGACGTTTAGGTGATATTGTCTGCGGGGAAGCTGATGCTGTAGGTTATGTATACCGTAAAAAGAATGAAACTATAATTTCGTTCGAAGGTGGCGATAACTCAGTAAGAGAGGCACGAGCTCCACATCTTAGAGGACAGAAAATAGCAATTGCAGATAGCAATGAAAACAATGAAGTAACCGTTCATTGGGATAAAATATTTTTACCAGAATAAATAAATTAGAAAGAACATGTATAGTAAAGAAAGAGCCTTAACAATAGCAAAGAAAGATGTAAAGTTTATTCCTACAGGAATTATCGAAAACGTAACATTAAAATCAGCAAGAGTAGCCAAATCTCCTACCGGAAAAGATTTCTTGGAAATCACTTTCGAGAAGGAAGGAGCAACTCTTACGCAAACAGAGTGGAAGCCTACTAAGTTCGAAGGTATGACTGACGAACAGCTTCAAGCAAAAGAAGATACTCAGTTTTCGCGTATGATGCAGATTTTGCTTTGTTTCTATAAGAATGAAGAACTAGTCTTTAATGGTACTAGCTTTGAAGAATTTGCAAACGAGGTAGTAACATATCTTAATAATGCAGACAAGTCCAAGCTCTTACGTGTTAAAGTAGTTTATAATAAAGATGGTTATACTACTTTGCCTTCGTATGCAAAGTATACATTTATCGAACCTATGGTATTACCAGAAGGTTCTGCATCCGCTATTGTTGAATTAGGTATTGACCAATTCACAAAACCGGTAACAGCAGACAGTGAAAAGACAGTAACAAATTTGGCTACTTCACTTACACTGAATGCTATGGGTACTTCTTCTGTTAATTCATTTACTACAAATGATTTTACTTCAGGAGAAGATTCAAACCCTAATCAATTGCCGTTCTAATAGAAGAATAACGGCAACGAGAGAGTGCGTCTGCAAGGTGCGATAAGATTATAAAAAATCTGTATCATATTTAGGACAGTTTAATTCATTAATTGAGTAAATTATGCTTAAACAGGGAGTGGTTCGATTCCACTACTCTCTCCACGTTTTTATTTATCGAATTATTTACAAATTTTATCATATCATGATTGAGATTGAAAAACTATGTAATGTAACTACTTTTCAAGGGAACGCTCCTTTTGAAGAAGCTAGTACTACACCAACTAATGGAGAAGATGGATCGGGAGATCCTACTCCTCCTACCAGAAAGAAAAAACCTAACCCCAGAAAGGAAAAACCTAACTGTGATGATTTTATTGATGCAAAAAGTAAAACATCAATAAAAGATTTAAAAGTAGGTGATACTATCTTTGCTACTATTAATAGTAGTATTAAAGACAAAGAAGGAAAATCTATACGAGTAAATCCTACAGGATTCTTTCTTGTTGTTGCTGTAGATAAGAATGTAACAAAAGGAGAATACAAATTCACATTACGTAGTGAAAGTAGAACTGAATATAAAACTTCTAAATCAGGTATCCAGTTACGTAGTTATAGTGATTTACAGTCTAAACTCGAAGAATTGAAAAAAGCTATGGAAGAAGCTGAGAAACAGGAAGAAGAAAGAAAGAAGAAAGAGGAAGAAAAGCGTAAAGCAGAGGAAGAATTTAAAGCAAAAGCTATTGACTTTGCTAAACTTGAACCTGAAGAAAAACTACTTAAGACTATCGAATCTGGTGTAACAAACATTTGGATGGTAGGACCAGCAGGTTGTGGTAAATCAACTATTGCTCGTAATGTAGCAAAACAACTTAATCTTCCTTACTTGTGTATTTCTTGTGGTATCGGTACTTCTGCAACTGAGTTTGTAGGATATAAGTATCCGGAACGAGAAAGTACGAAATTCAGCGAGTATTATAATAAACCGTCTGTAATTCTTATTGACGAGTTTACTGCATTGGATCCTGCTGTAGCACAGGTATGTAATGCCGCTCTAGCGAATGGTGAAATTGAGACTACAACAGGTCTTGTTCATCGTCATCCGGAGTGCATTATTATTGCTACTTCAAATACATTTGGTAATGGTGCTGATCGTCAGTATGTAGCTAATAACCAGTTAGATGCATCAACTATTGACCGATTTGTTGGAGGTATTATTGATGTTAATTACTCTGACAAGTTTGAATCTCAATATGATGAAGAGGTTGTTAGTTATGTTAACTCACTTCGTTGCATCATTAAAGATGAACAGTTACGCCGTATTGCTTCTACTCGTATGATTCAAGCAGGTCATACAATGAAGAATAACTATTTTGCTGATTGGAAAGACCGATTAATTATTAACTGGTCTGATAATGAAAAACGAATTGTGTTTGATCGTTTAAACAATCCACTATCAACTAATGATCGTTATCAAGTTAAATATGCAGCATAATGAATTTATCTATTAAGTTACCAAGTGTAGAACAGTTCTATATTGAAGCCGACAAAGTTGAAGAAACCGGTCGACTGAATATATGGGAAGAAATGGATAGACGAAACGATCCAGAATGGGTAGGTCTATCTAGAGAAAAGATTCTAGAAAGTAAGTTTTCTTACAAAGAAGGTCTAGATAATCTTAAGAAAATCGAAGAAGATTTATTTCTTGGAGGTTCAAGAAAGAAATATAAGTATGACGAATTTGATGGCGATGATATGAATTATGATCGGTTCTTAGAACGGATGCCTGCCATGAAAAAACGTATACGAAATCACGGTGCTGGACAAGGTAAGTTTATTAATTTACATGTTTGTATTTGTGAAAATTCCTGGTGTAGCTCTGAATCATTAATGATCAGAGCTTATACAGTAATGCGACTTGTTGATTATCTAGAGGATCAAGGTTATAGAATTGGTATTTCTGTTTATACAGATACTAAAAACGTTGGATCCTATAGAGGTGAAGATATTGACTTGTTGCATGTAGAAGTAATGGTAAAGAAGCCAGAGGAAACTCTAATTAAACCATTAATTCTAACTTCAGTATCTTCGTGGATGTTTAGATTCTGGATGTTCAAATTCAGAGCTGCTAAATTCTACGTAGATCCCTGTATGGGAGCATCTGCTTCAGTTAAATATACAGAAACCAAACAAGATATTTATATCGGTAGAGGTGAATGTTTAACTACAGGAGATGCTGCACACAAACTGCGGAGTATTTCCCGTTTGTTTAATGATGATGTAGAGGAAGAGGATTAAGATATTTTTTAGATTAGCGCGTTAATCGACTAACTATACGCAAGTGCGATAGCGAGTATAACTAATCATGTTCAATCGAGTGTACTCACGCCGTACACGTGTAGACCAGAGTTGCGATGTTAGTTATATTAATCATTGGATCAATGATTACATAGGTTGGATTCCTATTAGTTAGTTTAGGTATGCAGAGATTGGTTTCTCTGCATATCGAATTAAAATCTATAGTTATGACGAGCAGAAAATGAAGTAACTTCAGAGAGCTTAAGCGCGAGAGTTAACTTACTGATAATGAAAAAAGTTTCTTAGAGAAAGAATTAACTAAAATTGGAAATAAAAATAGATTTGATCATTTACACTATATGATTAGTGATCTGTTAGATTTAATTATACCTAATATTAAGGATATTAAACCTAATACATATGTAGTAGATATTAATTTCAATAGATTGTTTCTAGTTGAAGGTTTTGACTATGAAAGAGATCTATTATACTACAAAGAATCATATGATATCCGTGGAGGAGAAGTGTGGAGCTTTTCATTAAGTGGTAAAGAAGACAAATATATACGTACAATTAAACCATATAGTCCTAGTGATGATGCACTACATGGTGGAGTTTGTTCAATTGATGATGAAGCTGTTTTCAGAAAAGTACTAGATAGGGAATTATCTTTATTAAAGAAATAACATGTACGATAAAAAAAGAGTAAAACTACCTACTAATATTACTTTAGATTATATACTATCTAAAGTAACTGAGTATGACATATATGCTCAGTATATTGGTAGCTTTAAAGTAGGTATGATCTATAATAGTCCATTTAGAAAGGATAAGAATCCTTCATTTGGAATATATTATAGTAAGCGTACCAAACAACTCTTATTTAAGGATCATGGAACAGGTGAATGTGGTAATGTAATAAAGTTTGTTTCATTGTATACCGGTATTACAGATTACAATGAAATCCTAAAGGATATAGTAGACAAACTAAAGATTACCAATAAAACAAAACTCGTTAGCTCTAAGCAATATATACCGTCAACAGAGACAGTAATTGGTATCGTAAGGCAAGACTTTACACAAATAGATATCAATTACTGGGCTCAGTTTAATATTTCTCTAGATACACTAAAGAAATATGATGTATTTAGCATTAAATACTATCTATGTAACGGTATTGTTAAAGGAGTTTATAAGAGTGAAAATCCTATGTATGCCTATAAGGTATATAACAACTTTAAGATATATAGACCATTAGGAGATAAGTATACGAAATGGCGTAATAACTTAACCGAAATGGATATTCAAGGTTTTAAACAATTGCCAGATTCTGGTGATATACTGTTTATTACGAAGAGTATGAAGGATGTAATGTGTTTGCATGAAATGGGATATAGTGCTATATCTCCATCAAGTGAATCCACATTTATACCTAATGTAGTCTTAGAGGACCTAAAGAAGCGATTTAAGCGTATTATCGTACTATTTGATAGAGATATTGCAGGATGTAGAAATACTATCAAAATACGAAACAAATATAAAGTCAATGCGTTATTTATTAATAAAAAGTTTAAGGCAAAAGATATATCTGATGCTATTAAATTAAATGATTTTAACACAATAAAAAAATGGTTAGATGAAGAAGTTAATAAAGAACGAAATAGATGAAGTATTTGTGCCAATTAAGAATTATGAAACAAGATATTTAATTTCTAATAAAGGAAGAGTATATTCTATAATTAAATCTATTATACTTAAACCGAAAATAGAAAGAAATTATTATCGTGTTCAATTATTCAATGGAAAAATGTATAAACATTTTTTCATACATCGTTTAGTAGCTACTAATTTTATACCTAATAGGAATAATTTTCTAGAAGTAAACCATAAAGATGAAAACAAGTTGAATAACTGTGTTGACAATCTAGAGTGGTGTACAAAGAAATATAATATAAATTACGGTACAGCAATTTATAGATCTGCAAATAATAGAGGAAAAAAAATTATACAATTAGATAAAAATAATAATTTTATAAATTCCTATAATTCTCTAATGGATGCAGAAAGAATAACAGGTATTTCAAATGGAAATATTAATGCTTGTTGTAAAGGAAAACGCAAAACCGCAGGTGGTTATATCTGGAAATATTCACTCTAAAGATGTCTCTGATTCTATTAAGAGTACATCATTCCAAGAAGTTAGCCAGTGGCTAAATAAAGAACTAAAAAAGAAAAAAATATGACAGCATTTATTTTATACTTAACCTTAGCAGCGTTTCTATTAGCATTACTTGAGATTTTTGTGTTTGTTCCTTTTATTATTCGGTTCTTTCCGAAATTATATTTAGCATATATGCTGTCTTCACTTCAAGAAGATACTCGACGTGTAGCTAAGGCAATTAATAATATTGCTAAAAAGGAACCAGAATATCTTATTCACAAAAATATTTCATACACTCATATTAGTTATGAATAAAAGTAAGAAGAAATCGTAGGGAAAAGTACGTAATGCTACTCCAAATATATATGATGGTATAAAGTTTAGAAGTAAACTCGAAACTTATACCTACAAAAAGCTTAAAGAAGCTGGAATAGATGCAGAATATGAATCTACTCACTTTGAGCTTATTCCAAAGTTTGAATATAATGGAGAAAAGGTAAGAGCTATGACTTATCTTCCCGATTTTGTTGGAAAAAACTTTATCATAGAATGTAAAGGTCTTGTAACGGATAGTTTTCCGTTAAGATGGAAGATCTTTAAGTATTATTTAAAACAAGAAAACAAGGACTATAAGTTGTTTTTAGTCCGTAATCAGAAACAAGTTGACGAGATGGTCAACGAACTTTCAAAAAAATAACAAATTATGGCAGAATTTATTAAACTAGGTGATAAGATTATTAGTAAACCCAAAGGATTAGATTATGAATTAGAGCATGGCAAAGTCTATAATCTAAAGTATAATCGGTATGAAGGTATGTCTTACTTTGAAGAGGATGGTTCACTAAACTTGCCTTCTAAAGTGTATTCTACAGATGAAGATAAAATCTTCATTAAACGTGTAAATACTTACTTTGAGAAAACTGATAAATTATCAACTGGCGTAATGCTTTCTGGTGTTAAAGGTACCGGAAAGACTGTTATGGCTAAAGTCATTGCACAGAATTCGAATCTACCAGTTATTGTCGTTGATGAAGATTTCCCTACAGGAAGAATCAATGATTTTTTCCGTAAGTTCTCTACTCCAGTAGCAGTTATCTTTGATGAAGTGGATAAGCATTGGAATACAGAGGAACTGTTAGGATGGTTAGATGGTGTACAGACTAATGCTAAAAAGCTAGTACTCTTTACTTGTAATAATGAAAACAATATTAGTGAATTCTTACAGAATCGCTGTTCTCGCATTCGTTACAAGAGACACTTTGAAGCAAACGATAATGCTCGTTTCTTGAAGGAAATCCTTAGAGATAAAGGTATTGCTTTGAACGAAATTGAAAATACTTATAATTTCATTATTAATAACTTCCGTTTGTTATCTATTGATAACATTTTATCATTTATCGACGAAAAGCTTATGTTCCCTGAACTGTCTAATGCAGTAATTGCTCAGGATATGAACATTGAGCTTAAGAATTCAAAACCAATTGATTCAACTGAAGAAGAAGAAATTCATGATTGTGAAGATACTTCTTGTGAAGAAGATGATAATTGGGAAGCTAGTTTTGATGACTACGAAGATGATGATGACAACGAAAATATTCCTGTAATTAATTTTGAAGAGTTTTTACAGAATATAAGAATGAATTAAAGTATAGGAATAGGGAGTTTGGTTACTCCCTATTTCACACGTAAACTGAGGAATCAGTTTTTTGAAAGATGAAAAATTGAGAGGTTGAAAAAATTTTAAATTATGAATGTACTACAAAGTATTATTAAAAAGGTAAAGAACCTTGCATCTGAAGTAAAGTTCAGAAGATCATTGTGTAATTTTCTTAACGAGCAAGAACGTATGTTAGAAGAAGCTAGAGAAGATTTTGAGACTAACATAATCAATGGTGATGCAAAAGGTGCATTTTTTGCATACAGACGCATTAAAATGTGGGAAGAAAAATTAAAGGAAGTTAAAGACTTTAATAACTACATGCACAGTTCTGTTCTTGAAAAATGCGAGGCTGCATAATATGGAAATAATAATTCCTTATTATGAAGATAATACTCGTATTTCAAACTCTGCGATAGGTTGGTTTCTTAATAAAGGGCCTCAATATCTAAGAGATATGCTCGATAATAAAGAGGAAGGACTTAGTGGTAAGTTTCTTGAAAGAGGTACTATGATTCACGAGTACATTTTACAGCCAGAGGAATTCTGGAAAGACTATGAAATACTTGATTTTGATACACCTAAGGCACCTCAGCAGAAGACCTTCTGCGAATGCTATGCTAATCTATTGTCTACAGAGCCATTTGAATCAGCGGACACTTTAAAGATTAAAGCATATAGGAGTTCTTATAGTAACAGTAAAAAGGATGAAGTTGTATTAGATGATGCTACTAAATTAGTAGATACTTATACTAACTATATAAAATATCTTAGAACTAAGAACTTTAAGAATATTATATCCTTTGCAGATTTGAATATGTTAAAGAACATTAAATCAAATCTAGAAAATCATGTAGCAGCTAAGAAATTGTTATGGACCGAAGATGTAGAAAGTCATAATGAATTTCATATTAACTGGACGCATTCGTCTTCAGGAATAGACTGTAAATCTCTTATTGATAGAGTTATATTAGATCATAAGAATAAAGTAGTTACTCTTATTGACCTTAAAACTACTTCAGATGCTTTTAACTTTAAGCATTCTGTAGAAGAGTACGACTATTATAGGCAGCTTGAATTTTACTTTGAAGCTCTAGATTGGTATTTTACTAATGAACTAGGTATTGATATGTCTGAATATGAAAAGAGGGCATATATAATAGCTATTCAAACAAATGGTAATAATCAAATTAGAGTGTTCAATATGTTGAACCCTGAGGAGTTATCCAAAAGGTCAGAAGTAATATCAGACGCTTTAAAAGGAATATCATATCATATCAATTCTGGTAATTGGGAACATACTCGTGAATACTACGAGAATGACGGAATTGAGGAACTTAAATAAAACTGCAATGTTTATGTCGCAGTTGATTATGGATAATAATGAATTACTTGAATGTCCTATGTTTGTTAACATGTACAATGAAAGTAAAGACTACCCATGGTTTGAGAATCATTTGTTTATCCTATTTAAGTGTAACACTATAAAACAAGTAGATCAACTAGATCAAATGTTAGAAAGAAATAGAAATTTCTATAATAGATATTCTATTAGGATAGATGGAGTATTTTATGACTTAGCTATCTTTACTGTTCCAATGTGTTTTAGACATGAATTTAAAGCACTTAAGAATAGTGGTAATAGATGTCTTACTCCAAAACATAAAGTCGCAATCTTTAAGTTATGGAAATATTCTAACAGAATTGATATAGAAGATTATATCTATGACATTTCCTATTCAGGCAAATGCATAGAAACAGTTCCATTAAAGGACGTTCTAGAGCCTAGTTATACTAAGTTTCTAGAAGAAATTTAAATTAAACATATCACAGTTAACATAGCAATAAAAAAGGCTACCGTCCGTGAGGATAGTAGCCTTTACTTTTATTTATCAATTTGTGTCTAGAAGTACCTTCGCTTAATAGCTGGATCTTGAAGTTCCCATACATTCTTAAATGGTGTTAATTTAAGTAATGATTTTTCTAGTTTAGTCCATCCTTTATATGGGCCATACTTGGATACTTTATCGCCATTATTAAACAAGTATATAGGATAGTTAATTACAGTAGAAATATTATCTGTCATACTAAATATAGCAGATGGAGATTTAACTGTATTTACAATATCTAATACATTATATGGAGCTCCTGCTTCGAATTTAGACCTAACTACAAGTAATGCACATAATTGTTTCAACCAATTATCTTTATCATCATCTGCTTCTGCTGATAATGCCATAGAGATTAATGGATATACTACAAACAGTAATGGTAATTCTGTCATTATTTGTCTTAAATTAGCTCTATCAGAAGCATCTAAACTTTCTAGTATTTGTTTCTTTTGACCCCAGTCTTTTATTAGCATTTTAGCTACTCTAAGTGGTGTTCTATAAAGAGCTTCTCTAGTAGTTCCAGTATTATAGTCATAGTGTTTTTTCATAGTAAGTCTTTCCTATATCATATTAGGAAGATACTGTCTATGCATCATACATAATGCACCCCAAGCATTCGCTTGCATCTATGTTCTCTATAATGGAGTTAACATACCATCTGCTGTAGCTGCCATAGTAGCTGCGGTGTTTTTAATTACAAACTTCTTAGCTTCAAATGCTTTAGCATACTTAGGATCTACTTTAATTATGCCATTCTCTACACTTACTACATCATAAGAAGTAGGTAACGTACTCCAAACTGCTTTTCCTTCTGCTTCATTGTTTTTATAGTTCTACATGAACTATTCCATTGTCAGAAATTCGCCATTGAAGTACCTAAAGTTTAACATAACGGAATTTAAGATAGTGCCTTTAATTATAAAATCAGACATGGAGTAAATTCCGAATGCCCAATCTCTCTTAGCTACTTTTACCGCTCTATTAAGATTTGATTCTTTAAACAATCTATCTTGTTCAGTACCAACCTCAAAGTATTCCATTAGGTTAATATACTTATTATTAATATTGTTAGCACCTATGTTCCACGCAGATTTATGAAGATTAGTTATAGTGTTTTTCCAAGCGTGCATATAATTACCCATATTGAAATACCTACCTTGCACAGCCATCATGAAAGAAGTATGTAAAGCAGTAATAAAACCTACAGAAGCACTAATGAAATTCAAACCCAAGTTAATAGTGGTTCCCCAATTCTTCAGTTTCGAAAGTAACTTAGACAAATTATACTGTTTGCCTTTTATAGTAAAGAAGTTACCTTTAGTAAGCTCCCCATATACTTGCATATCTATAAAGTTCTTAGCAAACTCGTATACACGCGTTTCTGTACCTTTCTTAGGATCTTGTTTCTACAATAACCATTTCTTCGCTCTATCCATAGTAGTATTAGTACCAGTAAAGTTTCTTAAACCTAATTGATTCTTTATAATCTCAAGGTCTGGAGCAATTGCTGTCTTCTACTTGAAATTCTCTGCCATTTTATAGTAAGAAACAACAGCTCCTACTAAGTCATTAGTCATTGTGGTTACATCGTCTAAATCTTTAATATAGTAAGTAGGAACCATACGTAATGGAGATCCATCAGGTCTAGTTGTTATCTTTTCTGGAGCAAAACCAACGTCATCAGAATTAGCTACAAAGGAATCTGCTGTATACTTTAACATGCCTTTAATCAGATTATCCTAACTCTTTACAAACTGATACATACTACCACTAATCTGTGGTAATTTGTATGGATCATTCTTTGTTAAGAATGGTAATTTTTCGTTGGATTCGTGCATAGTCTCTAATATAGCAGAATATAGAGCCTTTAGATCTTTGTCTTTCATCAGTTCAGCGAACTGCTTTTCATTGCCATATAAAGAAGATTTAGGTTGATAGTATTCATCTGAATTTTCATTATAATTCTTATTGTAGAATTGTGAATCTTCAGATAATTCTGAGAATGCTCTACTAGGTACTATATGAATATACTCTTCATTAAGTGGTACAATAGTAGTATAGTAAGAATTAGGTATTGCCTTACCTTCGGCAGTATACGTGTGATGTTGTGCTTCCCAAGAAGCATAATAACCAGGATTTGTAGCTTCTTTAGCAATTGCTTCCTTTTTATCTCTCTTATACTGCCAAGTAGTTACAGTTTTAGCAATATCTTTAAACTGTAATTCACCTTTCTTACCTGATTTTTTAGTTTTTCTTCTAATTCTACGTAAATCTCTATCAAGAGCTTTAAGTGTTTTTATTACTTCACGAGACATTAAGTGAGTATTGGGAGTACCAGTTCTTTCATCTCTATAAGTATTAAGTATTTCTCTCTTTACTTCTTGAATTCTAGCATACTCTTCACCATATTCTCGTCTTTGTATCTTCTTTAACTGTTCCCAGAATTTAGGATCTATTTCTACTCTAGTATTTCTTTGTTCCCACTTCTTGAATTCTTCTTCTGATAAAGTTCTTTTCTTTTCAGCTTTTACTTCATCAAATTTCTTTTGATTTACTTTATACTCTAAAGCTCCACTAAGCTGTTTATTTAAATCTTGTAATTCGAGAGCTATCTATAATTCAATATCTTGTTTCTTTGCTCCACTAGGATAGTAAATAGAAGCTAATTGCTTCTTCTAAACATAGTATCCTTGTAACTGATCCCATTCTGCATCGCTTAGTTTCTCCAAATTTACATTACCGTGTTTGTCTCTTACTTTATCTAATAAAGTATAGATCTTAAATTGGATAGCGTCTCTAGCGGCAATAGTTTCATCACTAAGGCTATTAAATAAGTTATAGTATTCTGCTGTAAATCTTCTTTCACAGTGGTCTTCAAGCCACGCATTCTTTTCAGCATTAAATTGCTTTCTTACATTGATATCATCTGGCACTTGTCTATCTTCAGATACATTGTATCTAGCCTTAAGAGCTTTCATAAAGTCTTTAAACTCAGCTCTAAACTGTCCATACTTTTTCTCTCTAACTAAATAACCTGTCTTCTTTCCTTTAGAGTCAGTTTCAAATAGTTTCAACTGCTTAGTACCTACTTTGTCAAGTAACTTTAATAGTTTTCTACCTTTAATATAAGTGTTTTCAGCAATTTTATCCTCTGCTCTCTGTACTATATTAAACATTACTCTAAGAGCTTCATCAGACATCTTATCTCCAGCACCAATAAGTCTTACTAACATAGACATATCGTTAGCGGTAGAAGTAAGCTAAGTATTAACATAGTTACGTATAGTATTAGATCCTGCATCAATACCTCGCATTAACAGTGTCTTTGCAGCATGGTCTGTTATTACGTCATTTAAGGCTGTTTGAGCATATCCAAACATCTCTTGGATCTACTTTATCTAAGCTTTAAGATCGTCGAATTCTTGAGCTCCTAATAAGTCTCTGTATCTATCTGAGTTGAATAATTCAGCAGCAATTTCATTACTAAGTGTATTATACATTCCATAGTAGTCCTGCTGAAATTGAATAAGCTAATTATTACTCAATCCACTGTCTTTACCTTCGGTAATATTCTTCTAAGCTCTAAGTATAAGACCAATAGGACTTTCCATATTAGACCATACATCTTTAATAAAGAATACTATATTCTCAAGATCTGATACAGTTTTGTTTTCTAAGTTATTTAGCTGGTATTCTAATGAAGTTATTATAGCAGACTTATTAGGTATATTTCTATTATTAATTGCTTTAATTCTTTGTTTAACACCATCTCTAATTCTTTGTCTTAGATTGGCTGTAACATTTGAAAAGTCATATCTGTTAGCTCTAAAGTTATTCAGAGCTTCTTGTGCTTTATTTATGTTTACTTCATTGAATTTTAATGCTTCTGGAGAGAATACACCGTCAAATAGGTTAGGAGAATTAGATATGAATCTACCACTATTGTCTCCGGATTTGACATTTGTTGGCTCTGATATTACATATATATCTTGATTCTCTTCCTAATTATCATCTATTCCGCGAAATATTGCTATATCTACTTCTTCGGCAGCTCTATTAATAGTTGGTGTAAATCCTTCTCCAGAATTTCTAAGTTCGTCTTTAGTTCCTGTCTTTTCTATTGCTTTTCTAGCATTTAGAAATACAGCGTATTGATATTTTCTATCTAATACAGTTCCTTCTTTTGGTTCTGGATTAGAAGTGAAAAATATTGCTTTTTTAGTTCCACCTTTAACCTTTGTAAAATAGTTATCAAATTCAGTAGAAAATTCTTTTATTTCATCATTACTGTAATGATAAACTATTAACGGCTCTCCATTTTCATCAACTACTTTAGATGATTCTTCTGGATTATTTATCCAATCACCAAACCATTTCTTGAATCCATTACTATATACTTTGGACTTAGCCTAAATAGCCTACATAGTATCTCCATCATACTTTTCCATAAGAGTTTGAAAAAGTATAGAAGGCTCACCATTAGGCGCTCTATCTATGCTGTTACCATTATTCATATCCCAGATGGAATATGCGGCATTCATAGCCGCATAATTCACACCTGTTCTTTGTTTCCTTAATTCTCCGTCTTTAAACTCCTCGATGGTCAAAGGTTCACCACCAAGAGCTTCCACTATGTCGTTGAAGGAATCTCTTACCTTCTAATTATTTATCTAAGGACAAAACATATTATTTATTTTTAACAATGACTACTAGGATCATCATCTTTTTTAGTTAAATACTCTTCAGTAATATTATCTTCAAACTTAAAGTTTTCAGGCTCTTCTTTAAACATACGATAATCAAGAACTTTGCTTGTCTTCTTTACAGGAGCATCTCCTATTGCTTCTGCAATTGCCAATCTCTATTCCATCTTATCTTTAAACGCTGGATTTTCAAGTAATCCATAATCACCAAGAGCATTATTTACATCTCTGTCAAAAGCTTTTTGACCTGCATCACTTAACTTATAATCTAATCCTCCTTCAAGGTATTCATTCGGAGTAAATTCAACAATAATATCATCAAACTTAAGACCTTTATAAGATATTGCATAATTTCCTCTTTCGTGTGAATTGTAGAAAGTCATAATCTATTCAGATGTTAATGTTTGTATATTGTTATTCTCAAATGCTGATTTTTCATCATAGTTCTTATGGTACTCTTGTATAAGCTTACCATTCTATAACGAACCTAATTTAGGTATAGCCATATAAACTGTTTTGGTTTCACCTTTAAGAGGTTTGCTAGGATCATTCTTATCAAATGCTTTTACTTTACCTACTTTTACGTAGAGTACATCGTTCTGTGGATTTCCATCATAAGATACTTTAACAAAGTCAGAATTACTGTTTTTACTATCTACAAAACTAAGAGCATATTTAACCCCTTTTCTATACTTTCTAGATACTGAGTTAGGAAGTACATCATCTGCAATAATGCTGCCTGCACCAGATTTAGGAATAGATCTAGTAGGTACAATAGTTTCATTATTCCAGTTATTACGAGCTACTGACAATGAAATAGATGGATAACTACTTATAGAATGATTGTCTATATCTGTGATTATTTTATCTATTGAGTCACTATTATTGAGTACGTGAATTACATCTTTTACAGATTCGATATAACCGTGTTGCATCTTCCAATCCATTGGAACTAAATGGAAGAATGTATTTACACCCTTATTATCATTAGATGTTAAGTAAGCATATCTAGCAAGGTCATTTGCGAAATTCCTAATACGTTCATCTTTACTATCTAATAGATCGGTAAAGTAAGCAATAAGTCTATTCTCAAAATTAGAACTATTAGACATTGAAGAGTTCATCAATTGAATTCTATCTGCTGTGCCCTCTACGTCTTTATCTGTAGCTGGTACAGGTATTAAATAGTTAAGTAATTCATTAGTGATATTACCTTCAGCATCTACTAATTCAGGATAGCTTGCCGGATTATTCATTATATTGTGTTTAAGATTAAATAATCTCTTACACATACTCTTATCACCAAACAACATATTATTGATCTATTCATCAGTAAGATTAAACATTCTCTCTTGCTGATTGTGAGTTCTAATATATGTTTCTGTAGCATCTGCTACTTGTGTAACTAAGTCTTTATTGCCTGTAGATTTACTTCTTACTATTTCATCTCCTGTAATAGGATCTTGAGTATAAGTTTTACCTACTACACTACCTAACACATAATTGTTTATATTCTTATATTGATAAGTAGCAGTAATAAGTTGTGTTTTAAGAATCTATCTGGGTATAAATACAGCATGCTCTAATTTAGTAGATAAGAATGTATTATTATAATACTGAAGTAAAGCATTTACTTCTAATGTCTTACCATTTGCATCTGTCATAAAGAATGAATCCTGTTCTCCAGTTATAAAGTCTTGTACCTGATTGTAGAAATTACTTTCTAGAGCTAAAGTATTACCATACTTCTTAGTATCAATCTGAGATCTCTGAACTAATGTGTTAAGTGTATCAGACATTGGAGTAAGAGTGTTAAATGTTCTAAATACCAATAACTGATTATAGTAATACATAAAGTCTTTTTCACCTTTATTGTTCTTGATTAGATTCTCTTTTAGAATAGATTGATCTAATGCATTTGCAAGTTTTGGAGTATCTTCTTTATTGATCTTCTTGCCAGCATAGAATGCTTTCCAGTTATTTAACATATCAGAATACTGATCTCTCAAATCAGGATCTTCCACTTCTTCTATACTCTTCTGAGCTAAAGATACATAGGTATTATATAATTTATTTATAATATCCTTTTTTCTGTTAGCTATAGAAGTATTAGGATCTACACCATATACACCGTTTGCTTTGAGCATTTCATTTACATAGTCCTTAAGTATCTCTTGAGGTAAGAAATAGAAGGTAGTAGTACCCTTACCAGTTCTAAGTAAGAAGTTAGTCATATTATAAGTAACATCATTAACATTCAATGTCATAATGTACGGGTCTTTTGCAACGTCTACATGAGCATTAACCATTGCAGATAACCAGTCCATAATACGATAACCGTCTTGACTAGTGATAGAATCAATCTGTTCAAGATTGAACATACTTCCATATGCTCCGAAATCCATCTTTAGACCCATTGCTTGTGTCATAGCATGGTTAGTAGAATGCAAAGCAAACGGAGCAATACCCATTTTACCACCAGTATATTCAAACTTCTTTGATAACTGATATGATGGTAATGCTTCATAGAAAGGAGCAGCTTCGGCATTTGATGCAGCCTGTACTATAGGAAGAATATCTTTCTTCAGAATGTTAGTAAGGTTATCAAGAGGAGCTCTAGTTTCATCAATATTACTATCATCAGATATAACTAGGTTATACATGTCTAACAGTCTATTTACTAATGCTTTTTCATTATTAGCATGATAGATATCGTGCATAGACGTATCCTTAGTTTCATCGAACTCAATCTTATTGCCATCTTTATCATACCAGTATGATGCGATGTACAATTTATCAATATCAAAGTCAGAACCAGTCATTGCAGTAAATTCATCAGGAACTACAATAGTATCACCCATTACTGCGGGTAATACATCCGCAACTACTAATGATGCAGTAGATGAAAGACCCTGTGTCGGAATACGATAACCAATTGCAAATGGATCAGCTTTATCTCCAATTATATTTTTGGACAACAACCATTCTCGCATAGTAGTGTAATCTGTTTGATATTCTTCTGGTACTACGTGTCTAAAGAAGTTTATACTAAGCATACATTCCATACTACCATTATCTTTCAAGAATTTCAGAGGCTTACCATCATTATACGCTCTACTAACATCTTCTTGTGATAAAGTACTTGTCTTCTTAAATCCAAAGAATGCCATCTGAATAGCAGATCCACCCGGAGTGTTAATATCTACAGCTTTTTTACCTACTTGAGATACAATTCTACTTTCAATGAACTTACGAGTACTTAATGAAGACAAAGGAGCTATCATTTCTCCTGTAGTAGGATCATATGACATAGACATGATAGCATCAGTAGACAATCCACTTTGTTTACCTTGTTCTTTTAAGAATCTAGATAATTGTTTTTTGTCTAATTCTTTATCTTTATTGAAGAATTCTCTTTTTAAAGAGCTTGCTCCTTTATCAGATAAAGCTGTAATGCTACCCATTACATTGTTGATGATCTGTTCTCCTGTTATCTTTCTACCCTTATTATAACCATATACACGATCTTTAACAATGTTTGATAAAGCAATCTTAGATACCTGAGTACCAAATGATCTATCAGTATGTTCGTGAGGATCTGTATTCATCTGCAATCTCAGATTCTTTAGATCTTGTATATAAGTAGGAAGCATAGAGTTATTACTATCTAACTACTCTCTTATATCTGATCCTTTGATAGTAGATGTAGAAGGTTTGTTGAAGTTTTCAGCATTGAATTTAGAGTTTTGAGCATCGCTATAAGCGTCTACCAATACTCTAGATCCTACTTTAATTGCTGATTCAAACGCAATCATATCAATCTCTCCAAGTTCTGCATTATTCATTCTATCATAAATAATACGGTTATCAGCATTTGCTAATACTTTAAACATTGGGAAGATTGCCATCTTATCAAATACAGGAATTGTAAGGTTGAGAAGAGGGTTAGTATGATTACCAAAGTATACCATCTTCAAAGGTTTGATAAGAGTTTCTAGTGCTTGACTATATAACTCTGGATCAGATAACCAATTTGTATCAGATTCCATTAAGTCAAAAGCCTTTTCAACTTTTGGTGACCATTCTCCTACAGCTTGAATAATTCTCTTATATAGAGCAGGTCTGATATATACAGCAGCATCAGCTTGATTAATATTACCATTACCTCTATCATCCATACCGTATGCTCCAGCTTGTCTGGATACACTGGCATCTATCTTATTTCTAGTATCTTTATCAAATGTACTAAAGGTCTTTTCTAACTGCTTATCTCTAGTCATTTTAAGTAACTGTTCGTCAGTTAGATTAGGATTCCTTTTCTTAAGTACTCTTCTTATTTCAGCAGCTTTAAACAGTCTGTACAAACCATCATAACTATTAGATACTACATTGTTATCTGACAGATTCATTACAGTGAACTTAGAATTATTTCTAGGATCACCTTCTCCCCAATAAGTACGAAGATTAGAACCTGTAGATAATACAGAACTAAGACGTTTAATCTTGTCTACTGCTCTTTCAGTAATTACTGAATTATCTTTTTTGTTTCTCTGCCATTTGTAGTATGCTGGATCTCCAACAAACATTCTCTCTACTTCATTGACAGATATAATGGTGTTTAGAGTATGGTTAGCTATTACTGAGAATATTGCATCCTATCTATTTCTTCTAGAAGAATGTTCTTTAGGCAATTTAGCAGTATTACTAAAATACTCTTCTATAATGTTTTCAGGTATAAGTTTGTTGACTAAGCTACCTTCTTTAGTTACTTTGATAATACCTAAATTATTCAGCTACCTAACTTCATTCTTAATCAGATCCATAAGCGTAGCATTGATAGAATCATAAATATCCTATCTATTTGATTCATCAAATAATCTATTGCTTATTTGTTCTAGTCTTCTTTGAACTTGTCCTTCTACTCCATTGTATTCAGCTAATTCTGCCTGATATAACCATTGATTTAGTGGGAAATACTTATAAGTACCATCTTTAGTACGCATCTTAAGTGAAGAGAAATATCTAAATCTTCCTCCATTACCAGATGCATCCATCTTTCCTTTCTTTATCTTACCGTGATAGTTTTTAATATAAAGATTAGGGTTCTATTCAACAATGTGTTTATTTGCAAAATAGTCATTAATAGCATTAAATTCACTTACTAAGTAATTATAGAAAGCCTCAATAGTGCTATCAGATAATCTGTAATCACTTAATTGTTGATATTCAGTCTGTAAACCATCTTCTGTAAATACATCTACTGCTTTAGTTTTACTAACTAAATCGTGGAATAAGTTTACTCCACTAATTGCATACCATGTCTTCTTATCAGCCATAGTAGGTAAAGTAATGTAGTTATTGTGAGTAAATACCATTTTACTAATATAATCCTCAATAGGAGATATTCCAAAATAGTCTCTACTTTCATTAGTATCTTTACTCTTTAATGCAATAAATGTATGTAGTTTAAGGTGAGCCCCGTTTGCTACTCCATTCATAAGAATAGAGCTCTTATTATAAGAAGATTTTAACATCTCCTGTACAACATTAGGATCGTTATTTGCCCATCTAATCTGGTCAGCAATATAGTTGTTTTCACTAATAGGATACATTGTAGTATTATTAGGACCAGTTACACTAAACTCAGCAGGATTTGGATGTGTTCTACCATATGCTACAGCTAACTGAGATATCATAGACTTTTCACCACCAACGAATACATTATCATAGTTTACATTCTTATTCTGTCTTCTGCCTTTTCCTCCAGCTAAATAACCAATGTTACCAAATACACTATCTGTAAAGTTACCCGGAACTGAACTAGATAACATACTAAATAATTTATCAAACTGTGAAATAGTAGGTAGATTTTCATTAACAGAATCTACATTGTATAACAAGTAATCTATGGTATTTACATCAACTGGTATACCTATAGTATTAAGTATATCTACTAATTGCTGTTTTGATTGCAGCACAAGATTTCTTACTTCATCTTGAGTGTGTGGTCTACGCTTCTTACCTATGAAGTCTTGAGCCATTGCGTGAAGCTCTTTCTTGATATTGGTATAATCTTTGATTATTCTCTTATATCTTGCTTCATCGACATGTACATCATTAGGATCTTCTTTGTTTACCATACCAGACACATAGAATAATGTGCTCCATTGTCTCGGGTATTTACGAATAAGTCTAAGATTCTCTGAAGATAATATAGTCCAATTACCAGCTTTAGCTTTTACTGTTTCCTTTATGTCTCCAGCTTCATCATACTCTCTACTCTATTTGGATTTCTCAAAAGCTTCTTCAAATTGAATAGTAGTAAGTTGATTCTTAGCACTCTTAATGGTAACGAGTAACTGAGTCTGAGTATTTTCATCAGGAGTATTATCACCTGTAAGACTGTTGTACAGAGATTGGAAGAATGGGTCTGTTTTGGCAAGTTCTTGAGACATACCTATAATATCTTCCCAAGTTTCTACACTCCACAGATTATCCATTATTTTATTCCAAACAACATCAAACGGTACAGTAGTTCCCATACCGAATATACTATCTTTTACAGGCTGCAATTCTCTTACTTCGTTACCATTTTCATCTACATTATAGACATATTCTTCTTTGGGAATAGAATAGAAGAATAACTTAGCATTAAATGATGTATTACTTTTTTTAGAGAATTCGTATGCAACTCTATCAAATATCTCTTTAGGATTTACTTCACCAGTATCTACACTAGCTTTAGTCTCGTCGTCTTTAGTTTCTATCTCTTTAATAGAAAGCTCTCTAAGATTGTCAATTACAGCTGAGTGAAACAAGTCATAGTTTGCTACTACTTCTCTAGCAATGTTTTCATTACCTTCAGGTATTGCTCCACTTTCAACACTAGTTTCAAGTATCTGAAGTAACAGTTTGAACTTATCACTAAGTCCATCGATGTCTTCTTGAGTTCTAATACCAAACAAACTAATAGCGGCATTAGTAAGAGAGTCTACTACATCATAGTATGTACCTGGATCAGTAATGCTCTTAATCTTCTCTTGCTGTTCTTTAGTTATACCAGGAATACTAAAGTATACACCTTTATAGTAAGCATCTTTAAACTCTTTAATAGACTCTTCATTCAATGGAGTTTTTGCGTACTGACCATTCTTGATTCTCTTATATACACTACTAAGTAGGGAATCGTTTCTATTAAACAGTTTATTTATGAAGTCCTTAATTCTTCTAAATGCTTTTAAGATAATATATCTAGGTTTAGTCTCAGTAAGCATCCATGTTCTAAAGTCTTCTGCCAAATACTCTTCTAGTTCAGCTTTAGTAGCATTAGAATATTCTGGATATTGCTTCAAGTATTCTCTATACAGTATCTCTCTTTCAGTATTAGAATGTACTAATAAGTTTACATAGTGCCATGCTTCGTGATACTCAATACCTTCTCTACCTTTCTTAGACAGAATAATTTGTCCAAGTAGAGTATCAGCAGCTACTCTAGTAACACCATATACTTCTGGGTTATTACCCATACGCATAGCAGCTTCTGTAATAAATACTTGCTCTGGTTTTAAACCTAATTTATTAATTAACCATTTACGAGCTTCTTCAGTATTTACAAATGCTCCAGTCTATTCATTAGTAGAATCTGAATATACACCTTGAGGAGTAGCCATAAGACCTAATTTACCATTAGCGTCATAGTAAAGAGTCATACCTTTAGGAGTACGCATATTCAAAGCTTGAGCTTCTTCTTTAGTAAGTAGTCTATTTACTTTAGGACTATTACTATCAGCTTTTCCTAATTGATTATAGAATTTAGCTGCTCTACTTTGAGAAGGTTTAGCTGTCTGACCAGGCTGCTTAACTTCCTCTTTTTCTTTTACTTCTTGTTTAGGTAATTTAGTTTCATCAACTTGAATATCATTAACATATAAGAAAGGAGCATTGAAAGCCTATTCACCTACATCAGTCACAAGCTTACCGCTTCTAATCATCCAATTAAGTAATGAAGGAGCTTCTTCTCTATCTTTAACAAGTTTTGATCCTACTTTCTTAATACCTAAGTCTTCTTTAGTAAACTCTAATTCTCCTGGAAATAATACTAGTTTATCTTTCTGAGATTGTATCATCAGATCTCTTAGCTGTTCACTAACAGGAGCTATCATAGCATCAACATCAGTATTCCAGTGATAGTTCTACATGATGTTGTATATTACTTCTCTTTTAAGCTGCTTAGATCTTTCTATCTAGTCTACTTTTAATACTACAGATTCATATCTACCAGTATTTTCATTCTTCACACCAAGTCTAAGTGTATTAGTTTCAGGATCGAAGAACAATTGTTTAGCTACTAAGAAATTTGCTTTCTTAGCTAACTTGTTAGATACGCTAGTATGATCGCCATTATTTACAATAATGTTAAGTATACCATATCTATCCTCAACATTACCAACAAGTAAGTCATATATATACTCAGGAAAACTCTTCTTTATGCCTTTCTGTTTATCATACAGCTGAACTTCTTCAGGAGATGTCACATTAGGATTTCTAAAGAACTTTTCACTAAGCATTATAGGCGCACTATACCGTCTAGACGGAGTATTTTCTACTTTAGGAAAGATGTAGATACTACCAGAATATCCACCTCTATCAGCTAATGCAACAGTCTTATCTAAAGAGTTGATAGCCATAGGATTCAACTCTGACATTATACCAGTACCATAACCAAATGTTACTTCATCAAGTAAAGCATAAGGATCTTCAGGTATAGCAAAAGTCTTTACTTCATTAAGCTTTCTATATACAGGATTACCGTCTGCATCTTTCTATGTATTGAATACTCCGTTAGTCCTATTCATAGAAGTAGGAACAACATGTGTAAGAGCAGTAGTAGGTATATCAGTTCTTCCTTGGAAGTATGCAGAAATGATCTTATTACGGAAGTCTTTAAGTCTGTTTACATCGTCTACATTCTTTTCTCCGCGTCTTAAATAGAATGTTTCTGCATCTTTAGGTTTACGTAAAGCGGTAGCGTATACATTATCTCCTAACTTTATAATAAGGTATATATCAGCACTATCAAAAGTAGTAGCATCGTTAGGATTAAATGTATTGTTCTTTCCATATTTACCAATAGCAAAATAAGCCTATCCTTCTTCCTTTACTCTGTCTAAGAAAGTAGGATCTGCTAGTGCGTGTGCAAGTTCTTCTCCAGTGTTTAACTTGCCTTCGTGTGGTAATTTGAATGGTAGATCTAATGGTTTAACGGCATCTGGTAAGTAAAATAAAGTTTTACCAACTTTACCAGCAGCTACTAGTGTTTGTGAAGTGCTTACTCCTTTTACAGAAGTAGGATCTTTCTTAGCAGACTCTGTTAAAGCATCCAGTTTACTTCCATCTTGATCTAAGAATTGTAGTTCAGCGTCAGCGAATTCTATCTTAGCTGGATCTACAGGTTTACCATCTAATAGTACATTACCTTGTTCATCTATCCCGTATCTGCTATTATCAGGAATAGATGTACCTGTTCTCGCTTCTGGAGCAGGAACTGGATCTGGAGTCTATTTAGGTGCTTGAGTAGCAGGTTTGTCTACTTTAGTTTAAACTCTTTCTCTTCAACGCCTTCCTGTACTTTATCTTTTACAGTACCTTCTTTGAATTCCTTTTCCTCTACTCCTTGTTCTATTCCTCTAAGATCTACATCTTCAGGTTCTTCTCTAAACAAAGACGGACTAAGAGGTTTAGTTCTATCGATTTTCTTTGTTACAACATCTTGTTTTGTAACAGGCTCATCTTCAGGTTCTGGTTCGGGTTCAGGATCTTCATCTGTTTCCTCAACTGCTTCCTCTTGTTCTTCTAGTTGTGAAGATTTATCTACTTCTTCTGGAGTAGGTTCTGTAGATTTTACAGGTTTGCTCTCAATATAGTCTCCATCTTCAGTATCAACATCCTCTGGAATATCTTCTTCGGTTACTTCTTCTTTGACTATAGTCTTCTTTTCAGGTTCTGTAGTTACTTCTTCTCCATAAATATCTTCATACTTATCAGTTGTTCTTCTGATAGCAATATCATCCTTTTCAGGACTTACTTCTGGAACAAAGTCTACTTCTGGAGTTTCTTCTATACTAGGCTCTTCTGCTAATTCTTCGTATGATTGCTAATTCTTTTCAAATCTTTCTAAATCTTTAAGTATAATAGCGTTAGCAGCTTGTCTAGATGCAGTAGCTTTCTTACCGTCTATGTCAAATTGTTTCTTGATATTTGCATTATATCTAGAAATAATTTTATTCAAGCTAGGTGCAGATTCGTTAGCTTCTTCAGCTTGCTTATTAGCCTTATCGATCTACTCTTGTTTCTGCTCTTCACTAAGTGTATTCCAAGTAGGAGCATTGACATCAGATTTGTAGTTAAAGTCTAATACAAAGCCATTTTGATAAGCCATTCTACGATTTAAAGCTCTTTTGTACAGTCCTTTAATTACAGCACTTTGCGCAAAAGCATTTTGAACTTCTTCAGAATTATTGAACTCAATTGATAGATCTTTAGGATCTACTCCAATTATATCAGATATATCTTTTAAATTACTTTTATGCTCTTTTAAATCTTGTTTAACTGATTCTTGAATAGAAGCTATATTTTCAAGATTTACGTCTAATCCTTCCTTATCCTTAATAGTCTTTAAGAAGTTTTCTCTATTCTTTAATTGATTATTAAGTTTAGTAAGAGACTTGATTGCTGCCTGTATTTGATTTATTTGTTTGAATACAGATTTATAAGATTCATAATCTACTCCATATTCAGGATCTTGTGCAATAGCTTGGTCATAGAATGTTCTGATAGTAGCATCATAAGAATCATCGTCAGCATTGTTTAAGGCAGTATTCAAATCTTCTGCTGCTACTCTAGTATCTGCTCTGTATGTTTCTTCAACATTCATAGCCTTAAGAGCATTCTTAAGTATGTTACGATGCTTCTCTGTTCCTCTAGTTACTCCTAAATCGGTAAAGTTATTATCTAATGCAGGGTTGTGATACAACATATTAATCTTTCTAGCATCTGCTATATCAGAATTAATATCTTCTGTTGTTACGCCCTCTGGTAAGAAGTTATCTCTAATATCTTCAAGTGATTTCTGTAAGTATTCAAATTTCTTACGCTTAGCTGCATTATAAAATTGGTCTACTTTAGCATCATTCTCTCTATTAGCAAAGTCATGTGCAGACATTTGTCTTACTTGATTATCTGCCATCAACTGTTGGTATGCATTATAAGAACCGCTGGCTACGGATAAAGAAGAACCCATGATAATACCAATAAGAGAACCAACTTTCATCGACTGTATAAGTTCGTTATCATTATTTAAGGCATCGTCAGGATGTAAACCAGCTAATGCCAAATTAGATTCTACACTTAATCTAGCATTACGACCAATAGATTCTAAAATTGTGGTATCTTCTCCTCTGTACTTATCATATAAACCTTTCTGATATTCACTCTGCAAAAGATTCTGTACACCTTCTTCAGTACTTTCAGATACAGCAATGAAGCCAGCTTTAGCTGCCATAGAGGCTAAACTACCTAACAAGTGTTTAGTTTCATTAGCTGCACCTGGACTTCTTGTTATCTTGAGTAATGCCTTATTGATATTACTATCTACAAACTTTTTACCAGCTTCTGCTGCTTTAGATAATTTAGAACCAGCTGTAGCAAGCTTAGTACCTTTGAGTATAGAGTTCATAGCGGCTTTACCGCCATAAGAGAATACAGATGCTTCAAGTAAATCCAAAGCTCCTAATGCCATGTTGCTCTGTTCTACTTGTCTTAAACCATTATAAGAGTCTCTCTTAATCTATTCAAATACAGGAGAACTTGTAGCCACATTATATACCAACATATCATTAAGTATATCATACTCTGATTTATCAGTATTAAGACCTAACTTGCTTAATTCCTATTTACCTTCTGTAATTATCTTATCAAAGTCTACATTCTTTTCATTAATAGCATTAATTACTCTAGAAGAGTAAGAATCAAACACTTCGCTATTAGTCTCAGCTTGTCTTTGATACCATGTTAACCAAGTATTAATACCAGCTTCTGCTACACCAATAAGCTTACCGTATCCGGGTAATGCTTTAGCGGCTTTACTTGCGGCTAGAGAGGTAGCAAAAGATCCAGCCATAGCACCTATCTCAGATAGAGATGAACCAATTTGTGGTAACGCATACTTAATAGAAGAAGGGTCTGAGAAATTCAACTAGTTTTCATCTACCTTCTTTCTAAACTCTGGAGTAAGTACATCAGGATTAAAGTACCAAGTACCTTGTCTGAGTTTACTTTGTATATTCTCTAACTCCTACTATTTAGTTTCTAGTGAAGCAAATTTAGGAGGTAAAAGTAAATCAAGATCATTAAGAACGCGAGTTCTATCTTTATCAGCTGCTTTAGCTGTATACTTCAGATTCTGTATATTATTGTAATCTACTAATCCAGAATCAATAGCTCCAGTTAAAGCGTCTTCTTTACCAGATGCAAATATCTGATTAGCTGTATACTTAATGTTATCCCATACAGACATATTACTTCTATCCACACTGGTATTAGCATCGCCTAAATCAAAGTATATGCTACGTAGTTCTGGATTTCTTAAGATAGTCTGTCTATATCTTTCTTCATTTTCTGCTAAGTATGTTGATAGATCTTGTTTACTTGCCTGATCAGTAGTCTTATTAAATTGATCTAACTGTTCTTCGTATTGCTTTACAAACTCAATCTCAGGTATGGTTTTACCTTCATTTTTAACAATATCACCTTGCAGATTAGTAACATTAGTTTGCAGTTTCTTTTCTACTAAACTATTGTATAACTGTCTAGTTTCACCATTCTGAATTGCATCTTTAGCAGTTCTTGCAAGCTGTATACCAGTTGCTACTACAGGATTGGTGAATGCAAGCAATGTACCAAAAGTAGAAGAGGACGCATCTTCCGATGTATCCTTCTACTCTGCTAACTTATCATAGTCTATATCTGCAATTTCCTCAGATACATCCTCTGCTATTTCATTATATGTTTTAGCTCTTTCATATTCTTGAGGTGCATAACCATAGTTCATTGTATTGAACGATTGTACACCAACGCTAGAAAAGTCACGAGCTGTATGACCATTACCGAATGCTTTCATATTAAAGTCTTTCATATTCCGAGATTTCGGCCTGAATATCTGTCTGTTTAGAACTCAAACCTCTCGTCTTTTTAGTATAGATATTATCTGCTTCGATAGCTCTCTCACCTTCATCTGCGATAGGAGTAACTACCTGTACTTTTAAATAGAGACTAGCATTATCGCTCTTAGTACGTGTTCTTTTTGTCTTTCTGTCTATTACATTTCCTTCATCATCTAATTCACTTACTGTTGACAATGTTTCTGAATCACCAATATCACCTTGTCTAACTAGTTTACCAATTAAACCTTTGTCTTCAGTAGTAAAATCACTTAGCTGATCAGCAGGTATAAATACATTCTTTACATGATATACTCTACCTCCATCTGTAATAGTTCTTCCTTCTCCTTTTACAATAAAGCCGTTAAATCTATCTCCAGATTCCCATAGCTTATTGAACTTGTCTCTAGCGATAATACTTTTACGTAATAACGGATTCTTAGCAGCATCTCTACCAAGTACAGCATTTCTACTAGTACCCATCATAGCGTAAGCTAAATTATCAGCGAGTATGAAATTACGTGAATCATTTGCTAAGTATGTATTGTCGCTTAATTTTTCAGTAGAACCATCTTTAGCATATATGTTATTGGCACTTGGGCTTAATGGTGCAGATACTACATCTAATACCCATTTAGCTCCAGCGTTTAAGTTCTTTTTATTCTTAGCTACTTCTAAGAAACCAGATTTTAATTTGTTTTGAATTACATCTGGAGACATATTATACATAAGTGTATCCCTCTGTTCAGGAGTAAGTTCTTGACCTCTAAGCATACCTTGTATAGTCTATTGATTAAGCCCACTAAAGTTCTCAAGTAATTTCTTTCTACTATCATTATGAATCATAGTAGTAAGATTGTTGAGCATGGTAGGAGTTTGTTCTTTAGCTGCTCTTCTGGCTGCCAATTCCATGCTTTTAAGGAACCAAGGATCTCTTTCTCTATCTTCATAAGCAAATTCCTTAGCAGCTCTGTATATACTATTGACAAATTGATTTGTAGCTTCTTCGGGACTAAGACCTTGCTGTTGTAACACTTCAATGTGTTTCTGTGCTTGAGGAGTGTTAAGTATACTAGATATATTCTTATCTACTTCTTCTCTAGTTCTAGCTTCAGATACACCTTTGTATTCCCATCCTCCTTGATTACGTATGAATCCAGGTTTAAGGTTATCAACAAACGGTTTCACAATGTCTACCTCAGACTTATATGCTAACGGTGACACGTCATTAAATATACCAGCAGCTTGTGTATTATAACCTGTGTAATCTACTTTATGCCACAAAGGATTATACTTGTCAGATAACATAAGTTGCTGATCTACTTTCTGTCTCTACAACATTGCGTCTCTGCTTTGCTTAAGATTGCTTAAAGCATTATAGTCTACATTATTAATCATTGACTACAGTCTAGATCTACCTTCTTGTGTTTTCAATAAATCAGGATTACTGGCAAGTTCTGTAATATAATCCTTCATTGAACCAATAGTAAGATCATAATATCTTTTAGTATCTACAGCCGAAGGAGATTGAAATTCACTCCATTTCTGTATGTTGTTTTGCAAATTAGCAGCTGCTTGATCTACAGCTGCTTTTTGAGTAGTACCAATTCTATATAACTCTCCAAAGTTAATGGGTACATATGTATTGATAAAATCTGCCTATGCTGGCTAGCTATATCTATTTACTGCCATATTATTCGTATCTTAGGAAGTTAGTTAAATCAGTATTAGTAAAACCAGATTCTAAGAACGGTTTATATAAACCAAGCATTTGCTTATCTCTTCTCTTCTGGTTACGCATAAGTTGCTGAGTCTGTGCCCATTTACTTAATTGTCCTAAGCCTGCATTTCTTATATTAGAAGCAGCTGCTCTGTTTCTAGCACCCAAATCACTAGAAAGATTAACAGCTCCAACATACTGCTGACCAAGGTTATTAAGTGTACTAGCGTAATCTGCATCAAATTGACTCTGCATATTACTAGCTTGACTATACAGATTAGCAATTGCTTTATCTAATCCAACAGCTGATTGTAATCTATAAGCCATGTTAGCTCCTGTGTTAGTATTAGATTGACTAGCGTTATAATCTGATATTGCTCTACTAGTAGATAATTCTCTTAATGCAGGAGTAATATCATATCTACGATTACGCATAGTTCTAGCAACAGTTCCTGCATATGGATTCTGTACGTCTCTTACTTGCTCTGCACTACCTGAAGTAAGATTAGATATTACTGGAGCAAGTGATGCTATTGAGCTAGCATATTCTCCAAGATCTCCTAGTTTAGGAAAACTAAAACGTCTTCCTTTGCCAGTTCCTTTACTAGTATCACCAGTAGGTGCTGCTGCTGTTACTGTTACTTCTGGCAATGCAATGTTATCAGTAAGATTAGGCATTCTACCCATACCTTTACTGTCGTAGAAACCAGTAAGTACTTTATCTTGCCCAAGCTGAGAACCAATAATGATGTCTCGCATAGTATCATTTACACTTCTATTGTATCTACGATTTAAACCTCCATCCTCAAAAGCTTTAGTCTTTGGTTTAATTCCTTTTTTCTATTTTAATACTTCTTGCTGATTGAATAATTCATCATGAATCATAGCATCGTTCATGGCATTCAATTTAGCAGCATTCTAAGCATATTTATCTTTACCTTTACTTTTCTTTTTCGACATCATTTCTTCTCCCATTTGTGCAAATGTTTTCTTAGTTCCGGGAACTTTTAGAGTATCACTAAGTATCTTAGTACCATAAGGCAAGTTAACCAGATTAGAGTCAGTGGGTTTACCCTGTTCAGGTACTTTACTAACATTACCATCTGGAGTTTGAATCAATTCTCCATCATCAACATAAGCCAAACTGCCAGCTGTACCGCCATCTGCAAATGTGTATGTATCATAATTATTATCATTATACCAATCTGCTTGCAAGTCAGCAGTATTAGATACTGCAATTCTATTTGCTTGTACTTTAGCTTTATCTTGTTCGATCTTACGTTTCAATCGCTTATTACCAAATGCACCAATTAAGCCTGTGCCAAGCGAATACTGGTTATCTTCAGTAAATCCACCTGTTTCAGTAATGCCACCTGATTTACCTACTAAACCCATAGCTGCTCCAGCAGCGGCTCCTATAGCTGCTCCTTGTGGTCCAAACATTTGACCAATTTGCATACCCGAACCTGCACCACTGAATATGTTTCCAACAGACTATCTTACTGCCTGTCCAGATGTAGTAGCTGTAGATTTACCAGATAAACTACCAAATAAGCCTGCTGTGCCTTGTATCATATCTGAAATACTATCTGGTGTAATCTTAGCACCAAATGCACATGCACGCGCTTTCTTTCCTTTCTTTTTCATTATACTAGTGAATATCTATATGTTGTATTAACGTATGGTAATTTAAAGGTCTTATCATTATTACAGTCGAATACATACTCACACTGTAACCATTTACCTCTCAATCTACCAGCATTTGCTTTATTCTCAATCTGTTGTGTATCACTCAAATTTATGTTCTCTCTACCTATAGCAAATCTATATGTATCTTCTCTGTAATCATATGCATACTTAAGATCAGTGTTTACTGTGCTATCATATGTACATGGTGGTAATGGATTAGCTTCTTGACCCTTAGTATGGAATGTAATATTAGTTACTATGTTATTCATAGCAGTTAGATTGTCTGCTGTACTAGGGTCATTGAATTCTCCACCAAAGAATACATTATCAAATACTTTAGTATATAGAGTATCCTTGTTTACATAGAATTGTACTTTAGCAATCTTAGTTTCAGGAAGTATTCCATCTATATCTAGAGTATTAATCACATAGTAGAAGTTATCTTTAATAGTTACAATCTTATTAGAGAATGGTAGGGCCCACTGAGGATTAAATGTATAGAATGAAGTAAATTGACCTAACTGTTCATTGAATATCAATGATTTGTCATAGAACTTAAACCATACTTCATTGTACTTCTTATCATAGAATGCTAAGCTTACATTACGCTTGTTCACATACATTTCATTGAGATAAGTCTATACGCCTTTCTCTTTAGAGATTTGTGATACTTGTCCAGTGTAAGCACATATTTCATTCTTATCAAAGTCGTACCAATACAGTACATTATCAGAGTGTACTATACTTCTATCATTTACTATAGATGAACCATTTGTATTAGTTAAATAATCAGCCCTTGTGAGAATGCCACCTGTACCTAATGTTAACTGACCTACATTATTGTCTTGAATAAGAGATCTTTCATTTACAGAAGCAATACCTAATGCAGTATCCTACCAGAAGAATAACCTATCTTTGAATGATGTCAGATTAGTGATCTAACCATACTTGTTGTCTACATCTAAATAGTTAGCAAACTTGAACTTAGTCCAATTGTCAAGTATTTCATTGTTAGTTTTAGCTTCAGAACAAGCAATACGATTAGATGTAACTACATTATTCTCTGCATATATAGAAGCTGATATATACTTTCTACTACCCGGCTGTGAAGAGTAAGTAGGATTATAAGCGAAGTATGGTCTATCCTGTACATGATATGCACCTAACTGACCCGGTTCTATCTAAGTAAAGATATCAAGGAAGTTATCGCCACTTCTAAAGCTTCTGTGTACTGCATCACCATATGCTAAATTCAAGTTAATACTTGATTCAAATGGTATATATGCAGCCGTGAACATCTTGTAATCATCCCAATCCTGAGGATCTTTCTTCTAGAAGATCATAGTCAAAGGTTGATCCAATAGACACAAGTAAGTATCACCACCAAAAGTATATAGAGTATGTGTAATACCAGATATATCATTACTATATGAATTAGTAGATATATAGATAGAGTTCTGTCTAGAAGTAAATGTATTACCTCCATATTGACTACCGTCTTTCTTTATATTAACTACAGGTATAGCATTACGAGTATATGCAGAATCTAGAGTAGAAGATCCATCACCAATAGAACTAAATCTAGGTATAGCAGAAGTAACTCCAGGAATATATGCAATTAAACATGGTCCAAATGGTCCAGATTTATCACTAGTATTCTCTCTAGGTAAAGCATACTGGAAGTTAGTAAGGCCCATGTTCAAGTATGCAATATTACCAATGTTCACATAGTATGGTGATTTATCATTGATAGAATTATATGGAGCCATAGGAGGATACTTAACATCAGTAATGTAAGCTTGTTTCCTACCATATGCAGATCCGTTGCCAGAACTTTGTAATCTATAATATTTACTAATACCAGAACTTAAAGCATATCTACTACTAGCACTTTCTTGTCCAGCTTTAGAAGTATCATCTACTAACACACCTACTGCACCATCAGATCCATCTGTTACAATTCCTATCTTATTTAATTTAGTTAATTCACCAGCATTAGGATCTGTATCTCTTACCTTAAGAGCATTCATCATAATACGTGGCTTACCACCTACCGCATCGAATTGAGATACTAACCCATACAAAGATTCTACATATGTAGGTTGACCTTTGAATGACTGTTCTATCTTATCTTGCATAAAGGATATCTCTGGTGAGATAAGAGTAACATAATCAGATTGTACTTGATTATTAGGTAAGAATGCATTACGTACTCTATCAGTACCATTGAAACCAACAGCTGTTAGATCACCCGCTTGATAAGTAAGAAACAGATAAGGTCTTACATCCGTACTACCTCCTAATTCACCAGTATCATCAGATGCTGACATATTACCAACAATAGACATAGCTGCTTGCATTAAGATGGTTCTATCTGCTTCAGTTCTGTCACATCGTACAATTTCAAATGAAGTACATCCTGCTGGCACATTTCTTACTTGGAATTTAATACCTAATGGTCTAGCTTGTAAATTAGAACTACCTGCTGCGAATGCTGGGCATTCCACAGAATGTGGGAATCTAATATCACCAATCCAGTGTACAGGACTCGGTATATTTTTTTCATTATAGAACACAATACCAAATCTGTATACTTCATCTCTCTGATAGCTTCTATAGTTAGCAGCTAAGTATGGATCAGCATAATTAGGTAATCGTACTCCCGGTGCAGGCAAAGCTTGTACTACTTCTTGAGACCTAGTATCTGCATTATATAAAACAACCTGACTTATGTTTTCAGGTGCGCATTTAATACCAACTGAGTCTTGAGATGCAACAGACTGTCCTTTACCTACCATTTCATCTAGTTTGAAATCAGTAGTTACAAAAGTATAGTCAATATTTGGTCCGCTACCTCCTCTTAACCTGTTACTACCAGATTTGATATTACTATATTCATATCTATTTGTATCATTAAAATCTACGCTCTTAGTAGTATTAAAAGGATTAATACAGTCATGACTTTCAGGTATAGAGTCGTAGAATTGCTTCAACTCTGTAGCATCTGTTGGTAATACCTTACTTATGTTTTCAGCACTATTTGCAGAATGTAATACCAAAGTACCCGCTTTATTACATCGGTATGCTCTTGCATCATACTTAGGATTCCAACTATCTTCTTGAATATTAGCTGCAAACAATCTATTATCCATACGAGTAAGAGTCTTAGCTATGAACTGATAACCAGTTAATGCATTAAACTCTTCAACACTTAACTCTCCAATAATAGTGTTACCATTATCTATATAGTTGATTTCAGATTGAGTAGGAACTAAATCTATTTCATCTACTATAAATATTCTAGGAGGTTGATTGTTGTTAGTATAAGATAAACTTATTACTCTACACTTCTAATAGTCTTTACTAACTAGAGGAGCTTTAAGTACACAGGATTTACCAGAACTTACATTCTAGCCCATTCCTTCATACTATTGTGCTGTCTAAGTAGTAACACTAGCTGTTAAGTGATTAAGCTCACTAAGAGAAGATAAAGTACTTTCTGAGCCGTGTATATTAAATAATTGGTAACAATATTGGATTACTCCTGATGCCAAGTTACCTCCATCTTGTCTAATGATTTTGAAAGGAGGAAGAACTGCTCCCGGAGTAATGTCAATAGCATTTGGAGTTTTGATCCATCCTTTAGAATCTACTAATGGATTAGTAGCACTTGTACCAGTATATTTACCATCTACTACATTAATTACTTTAGTAGCACTTTTGCCATCTGTAAAGTATACTTTAATGTTAGTATCAGTTTCATAGTTAGCAACACAGCTGATATTAGTTTCATTTGGATATTCGCAGAGCTTTAAGTCACCTTGTAATACTACTGTTTGTTTAGGAGTAGAATCATCAAAACCTTCAACTCTATATACTTTATTGTGCGAATAGTTGCCATTCACTATTACTTTAGTGAATATGATCGCCATCTTATCAATTGTAGTTGCACCTATTACCACTTCATCGTTAGTAATATTACCATTGTATTTTCTAACTCCTTCAATACCTTGTAGTGCTCCAGTAGTACCATTATCATTAGTTATGATCCTAACATTCTCAGCATAACGGTACTGATTATCCTTTATAAGATTCACATCGACATCCATATTCATGCCTGATGTAAAGCTATTTGTTTGAAATGTATTGGTCATACTCTATTCTAATTGTATATTATTTGTTTATCTCCAAGTGTATCAAAGAATGTATCATGCTCGTCTATCTCTGGATATATTCTAAGCCAGCTATTTTGTATACTCTGCATTTCATCTACACCAGGCATCATTGCTTCTGCGTATGCTTGTTTCCTATAGAAGTTCCAAGAGTTCTTAATATCATAGTACACATATCTAGGAGTTTTACCAGTCTTATAGTTAGGAAACTCTAGCTTCATAGTAACATACCAATAGATAGCTTCAGAGTATGAAGGATTATCTGGTATCATTGGCATACTTTCGTCATCAGTAGGTATTGCATGATACGATATTTTAACAAAACCATTAGGTACATTAGTCATAATATATCCCGGTTTAGTTGTGTATTGTAATGCATTACTGATAAAGTTGCTATCATAACCTATATACTTACCATTAACAGTAGGCACAGTATATTGATTAAGTAAAGCACTAAGTGTTTGTCTAGTATTAGGTGAAGAATTAAGTATATCTAATGCTTCTTTATCACTAGTTAAATTGTATAAGTTTTTTACTAGTATAATCAGTGGTTCATCTTGTATTAACATCTTTGGGTCATTACAAGTACCACAAGTATTTATACCAAAAGAGCCAGTTGCCTTTCGCATAGGTAACCAGCTTGAGTTGCTGAATGAAAAAGCAACCTAGTCTAATCTATATAGATCACATGGTAACTTAGTCTAATGACAGTTAACAGGTAATACTACTACTTTATGTTCGAGCTATTGTACAGCACCAATCTTTTCCATTGCCTCGCCTATCCACTCTTTGATGTCAGATACTCTGATATCATCTTCAGACATGTCATTATCAGCAATAATTTTAGCTACAACCGCTTTTGAACTTATTAAATTGTTATTTATCATAGTTTAATCTTTTAGCGGCTAGTTAAGTTATTTCAATATAATCATGCTCTTTGTTCTTGATTATCTGAGCAAGTCTTCTCTTGTTTGCTCTAGTAAGTATAAACTAATATTTAGTTTTATTAGTAAGTAGTGACTCTTTCTTTGACCAGTGTAACCTGAATTTAAAAAAGTTTGAATGTTCATTTAAGAAGTATACTATCTTACCTTGCACTTTACTTTCGTGATAATCTATTCTTAAGCTTTTACTATCAAAATTCTTAGGCTATCTCTTCACAATACATAGCGTACCTAACCGACATGGCAACTTAAACTCTTTACTTCCTTCTATTACTTCCTATTGAATGTATTTAAAGTAATCAGATACTATATTTCTAAAAGTAGAATAAGGTATATCATACACTGTATCCTATTCTATATAGTTCTTGTAGCTTACATAATAGTCTGCAATAGTGTAAGATTTTCTATTATATTTAAGTTTTTCAGTCTACATTATTTCTTATATATATTCTATGTATTATCTTGTGAATTGTTAGTATCGTCAGATGGCATCTGAGGCATAATCCTAAGTTCTTTACTAAAGATTAAATCTTTGATTGTAGGTATCATGTGTGCTGGAGCCGGATATGGAGCATTAGGATCAAAGCAATCTGCTACATCAGCAGGATTCTCAGGTATAATACCAATAGTAATATACTCTAATTGATTACTATCTCCATCTAAGTATATACGATTATTCTTTACCCAGCAAATATAATCTTTGCAAGTATACTTACGATACTTCTACGCTTTAGCTTTAGTTTCATCACCTATCTAGATTAGGTTACCATACATATCTTTCACAAAGATAAGCCCTGGTCTTTTATGAAACTGAATTAGTTTAGGTAGTTCATACTCAGACTGATATAAAAAGTGTCCAGGAGTATCTTCTACTTTATCTAAGTGCACCATAGGAATAGTAGTTACATACATATCATTTATGTCATAACCTTTATCTATTTCCTATCTTATTAGATATGCTCTATATTGATGTATCCATTGTTCTATCTGAATCCTACTTATATGCTCAGATTCGCCGATATTACTATTGCGCAATTCTAAGAGTATATCGTCCACAATTGTTGACAGTGTATTTAATTTCATCTCTACAAATATAACGTTATCTAAATAAAACGTATTCTTAGCCTTTTTTACGCACTTTCTGCTATAGGGTATACAATTGCACACATAGTGTAATAGCTCTTCTTTAAAGGCAAAGAAATGGGCAATAAAAAAGGCTAGTCTTAATGACTAGCCTCGTTCATAGCATTTTGCATATTCTATGGTAGCATCTATTTCATTGGTGCTGGAACCATTTGACTTGCTTGCTTTATAATATTCTTTAATTCACTGACTTCATTCTAAAGCTCCTTTATTCGAGGATCTTCTTTTTCTTCAGGTTTAATATCTAACTTATCAAGTAGGTCTTGACATCTTTTCATCTCTTCGTCACACTTAGCGATAGAGTCTTTTTTAGCTTTGTAAATATTGTATTGATCTTGGATGATCTTGACTATTTCGTTTTTATTTGTGGAAATAGTAAGCCCAATAGAACTGTCACTAATAATGGATCTATCGACTGGAACTGTGAATTTTTTTGATTCTCCGTCACTGGTAATAACGACATCCACTAATCTCTTTCTTGTTTGTCCAGGCATCTAAAACTAGCCTTGAGGAAGAGCTTCATCATACACGTTTGAAACAGAACTGACTGTACCAACACTATAGCTAGTATTCTTTTTGAAAGTTCCCAGAACTTCTACTATATAGACATTATCTCCTGTTTTTAATTCATTGAACATCATAACAAATATAAGTTTTTGGGCTCCTTTTTTAAGGGAGCCCTTTGTTTAAACTTATGCAGTAGCTGTAGGAATATTAGCTAGATAAGAATTGACTAACTGATATGTCTTAGTACACTTATTATAGTATATCATATATCTAATTGTCATTTTCAAATCACCGGCCTATACATCTTCTGCTAACGCATTACGTAACATAGAAGTACCATCTGGAGTAGATTCTTCAGCTTTAAGAGTTACTGGAAGATCTGCACTAGCAGTAGGAACTTCTTGTCTTACATCTAAGAAGAAAAGACCTTCATTTGGAAGTGCTCTCCATTCTTCTTCGTTAACATCATATCTTACTTCAGTAGTTGAAGCGGTAACACCTGTAGTTTTAAGTACTGGTATACCAGATATTCTATTTAATCTACGTCTCCGATTGAATCCTGTTCCGGGAAATGGAAAGAAAGGAAACGGAAATAATCTTTGGTTCGTATTATAAAAAGGATACATAATTACCTCCTTTCTATTAGCAACAACCGCACTGAGTATTCAATCCATAATTTTCACCTGCAAATGCACCATATGCAGCAGCACGTGCGATTTCAGGATTGTAAACTGCTAATTGAGGATACGGTACGCTTACTGTATTAGGCAACTTACACTTAATACCATCTACATCACTTTGCAGTGAGTTCAGACGATTAACAATCGGTGCAGTGTTAGCCTGTACTGTTGCAGCGATATACTGATTCTGATTAGCCTGAGAGATCTGTCCCTTCAGAGCAAGATTTTCAGAAGTCAGTCTATCCATCTTGTCTTGACGATAAATATTCTCGAAGTTATCGATCTTCTGAAGTATAGCCTGAGTATTAGCTAAGTTAGAATCACGTAAGCTCAGTGTATTCTGATTCATAGTGTTTACCAGAGTATTAGTCTAGTTACACATGGCCAACTGATCTTCATATCCCATCTTAGTAAGATTCAAGTTTACACTGTCAATAGAACGTTGTGTGTTGCAGCAACATTCAGCGAGCTTAGAAGCCAAAGCAGCATTACCAGAAGTAATAGCATTAATAACTTCACAGCCTGACAATTTCACATCACAAGAGATCTGATTAACACCACTGTTGATGTTATTCAAAGCAGCAGTCACCGAGTTAAAGTCACAATTCAGTGTATTAGACAAGGAGCTGATAGCTTCTTTGTTACCATTAATTGCTTGCATTAGTAAGTTTGTATTAGCGTCAGTATTCAGTTCAGAAGCAAGTCTACCGGCATCGTTAGCGCCTCTACCGAATCCATTACCACCAAATCCACCCCAGCAGAAGAACAGGAGGATAATCCAAATCCACCAAGCTCCGTTACCACCGAATCCGCCGTTGTTATTCATCATAGCCATAAGAGCTGCGGGGTCCATGTTACCTTTGTTAGCATTCTGCATCAGTGCTGCGAGACCTGCATCGATACCGCGATCCTGTACAATAATTTTTTCTTCACCTAACATAATTGATTTATTTTAAAAATTGATTTTTAAGTTTTTGATTAAAAACGAACATAGCGAATTGAACGTCCATGCCCATATTCCGAATATGGTTCGTATTCACGATTTCTTTCTTCTCTTTCGTAATCATGATCGTAATTATACTCAGAACGTCTACCCGTCATACCTGACCTTCTTCCGCCTCTACGCATCATTCCATGATATTCGTATTCGTCGTCATCGTCATCGTCTTCCTTGTGACGTCTGCCATATTCTCTCTCGTAAAGTTCCTCTTCAGCATTTCTGATTTTGTCACACATTATGTATACATAGTAGTACCACATTTTACCTTCTTCTATGTCTTTATCACACATCCAAGCTTTTGCAAGCTCAACAAAGTGTTTAGGATTATTAGAATTAGTCATGTTAACTATTACTCTGTAATAGTCTGAGTATACCATGTTTAATGCAACATACCAGTCATACTTATTGAATTTTTCATCCATACGTATGCCGTGCTGATTGGCTAACGAAGTAGTTTCTTCTATTGACCAATGTTGACCTCTAGAGCCATCTTCATTTTCCATCTTGCTTACTGCTTTACGAGCCATTTCCTCGTCAAAGTGAGGACCATGTTCGGCTTCATAAGCCTTAATACGGAATAGTCTATGCATATTTTATTATTGATTAATAAGTTTAATAATAGGGTTATTTCTATTATTTATCTGTCATTTTGATAACTCTGGTATCTGTTACTTTGATAAGATCATTTGTGTTCTTAATTTGATATTTCTATACGCGATCGCGCTTCCAGTCAAAGTGCCAGAATCTTTTCCATAGGTTTTTATACTTGTTACGATATTCTTTTTTCTCTTCAACAATAAGGATCTACTGATTCTTTAAGTCAAGTATAGTTGTTAAGATTGAATCTTTTCGGCTAACTGTGATAGTTGTCAATGAATTAAGCTTTAACTCTTTAGTAAAGTCAACCTCCTTGGTTATTATTTTAACTGTAGTTGTGTCTTTCATTTCTGTATTGATTACGTGAGCCTCTTTGAGATTCTGGTCTTTGACCTTTAATTCTTTCTTAGCCTTATTTACTGCCTACACTAAGCTATCTTTACTTAGTCTTAATTCATTAACTGTAATCTATAAGACTCTATTCTATTTTTCAGTGTTGTTAAACTACGATTCGTAGTATTTATAATTGTTATAAATCTGAGATATACGAGCATCCTATGTCTTAATTTTATTACCTTGCCATACACAAGTAAGACCTAATGCAAGCACTGCTGCTAATAATAATTTTGTGAATATATTCATAATGGTTAGTTTTAAACTAGGCAAATAAAAATGGCGTACTAACAAATCAAATTTGAAAATACGCCATTATGTGATACATTCTCACTAAAATTATTTTGGAGCCTAGTATTCTGGTAATAAGTACTAGATCATCTGTGCACTCGATCTAGTCATTTTATCTACTAAGTCTTTGGTAACATCTACTTCATTAAAACCTCTGGTATAACTTACAACTAAGTTGCCAATCCAGTTATCATTTTCATCTGTCATTCTACGAATAGCCAATGTCTTGCATCCATTGTAAAGCATAAGTTGTTTCATCTTTTTATCGATGTCTTCCTTATCTACATCATCAATCCATATGTAATCTTTGTTTGCTAATTCAGAAGTGAACTTTGCGATAGTTGAGATCGTAATATCTGTCAGGTGAGGTTTCACGCTAGACACATCACTTCTCTTTACTTCTAAAGTAACAGAGATAAATAGAGATTTATACAACGGATATGGCTGAATTATGTATACCCTATCTGCTTTCAAAAAGTGTAATAGTTCCCATAGTTCGCCATATATAGTAGCTATATCTCCAGCTTTCTTTATATTCTTTTGTGATTCTTCTTTCTTCCAACTTTCAATTTTATAATCAGTTATCTTATTCTTCGTATATTGATTATAAGTAAACCACAATGCTGCGAAAGCTGCTATAGATGATATTATTTCTGGTAGTTTCTCAATTATTGATGTCAACATAAACTTGTTTCTAGCTAAAAAACAAATCCCAATCTGTTAGATTAGGACTGAAATATCTTTGATACTAATTATAAAACGGTAAGGGGTAGATTATGTTTCTACCCCTTTTCCTATATCAGTATGTACTAATAGCGTATTTTATGCAGCTGGTGTTTCTAAAGCAGTTACTCTTTGTGTTAAAGCATCAAGAGCATCTTTTAGTACTTTACCTTGCTGTGCATCTAATGCAGAACCAGCAGCAGATGTAGTCAGGTTATTAACAATGTTAGTCTTGTTTGCTTGTGCAGCAATGCCAGCTAACTTGTTCTTTTCATCTGTAGTATAGTCATTAGTGCTAAGAGTTTTACCAGATACCTTGTCTACTTTATCTCTTTGCAAAGTACTTACCGTTGCTTGTATTGCCTGAAGTGCAGTACTAAGTTCTTTAATAGCTTCATTTTGTTGACTATTGGTACTATCGTTTACTATCTCCCATTTCTTTGTATTGGCATTGTAATACTTGATAGTACCTTTGTAATTGTTATCAGTAGTATCAATCCAATATGTAGTCTCAGCAGGATTTGGTGCTGTAGGACTTACTCTAAAACTTACTTGCATAATTATAAGATATCACTAACACTTTGAACATTATAGTAATTAGTCAAGTCTGTCTGCAATGACTTGAAAGCAGTAGCTACAGTGTCAATCAAACTTTTATATTCACTGTTCCAAATATTGATAGATGTACTACCATTACTTGACACACTGCCAATATTCATAGGAGCTTCTCCTTGTTTAACACTCACCTGAGCATTAACGTCAGATACTGCCTTCTTTGAGTCAACATTACAAGTACCTTCAAAAGTAAGATTATCACTCGTGTAAGTATATGTAACTTGTCTAATTTCTTTTGTTACGTCTAGTTTATTCATTGTTTTAATCGATTAAAATTTATTTTATTTAGCTCTAAATAGAATACTAAATCCACCAATTACAGTACCACGATATGTTGGGTCTACATTGACGTAAGAATTAATACTACTATTTATAACGTGTACAGTATATGGAGGGAATGTATAGGTTTGTCCTGTCATAATATTAACATCTGGTCCAGCACCACTAGTTACAGTACCCATAGGAATTACGTTACCAGCAGGTTCAGATGAAAGAACCATAGTTACATCATACATCCAGAATGTACCCTTAATAGATGTAACACTAAATGTAATTTCATACTCTCCTGGAAGTGATCCTGGTTCAACATCATAATCTACACTGAATCTATCTGGTTCTTCGTCTTTAAGTACAAATACTCGATAACCTTCATTACCATCTTCCTAATTCAGCGATCTAACAGTAGTACCAATACTTGTCTATACTGTTGGAACAGATATCATAGACCCTACCATGTATACTTCTACATTCCCATTAGGCCAATTTTTAGGAATATCTACAGATAACAAGTATTCATTAGCTGACATACTAGCTACATCAGTAGTAAGAGTAACGAATCTCAATTCTCCTGTAGATGTATGACGTACTACTATTCCTATATAGCTTTGTGATAAAACTTTAATATCTTTGATATTGATTTCAGCTGCTTGATTCTGCATTATAGAACACTTAAATGCTTCTCCTTTTCTCATAGCAGGGTCGGGATACATTTTAAAGAATGCGGGAGCACTGTGATTGTAACCTCTAAAGTCTCCAAGTCTATATGGTTCACTTGATCCACCTCTAGGTTTATCGTGCTACCATTTAGCCATAGGTCCTGATGAAGGAAGAGACGTAGCATCAGGGACTAGTATTCCACAATTACCATTTACAGATCTCCACCTATCAGTAACACCATCTACATTAGTATAGGGCCATTTAACTGGTTTATATTTACTAAATATATTTATGTTAGAACTAGTACACAACTATGATACAGAGTGTGTACTTACTCCTAATTCATTTGCAACCAGTGTAGTAGTTATACCAGAATTAGGAAGCATAGTTACCTCCTTCCTCTGTTACCTAACCTGTTACTAGTACTTCACCATTTAAGTGTGTGTAATCGCATTCAACATCACCTGTAATAACCATGGCGTTTGAGATATCGATTTTATCGAGATCTGCAAACGAAGTGATATTAATCTATTCCGAACTTGCTTTCGGAATTGTTACTATTCCGAACTTGCTTTATAACTAAATTCCCTTTAATTACTAACATTGTATTTTTATTTTTATCCGTACCAGAAGGTTGCTTGATAATTTGTTTCAAAGCCAGTAGGTACTCTACTAGGATCAGCAGTAAATGCTTCTACATTATCTCCAGCAGGATAGCTTCTAAGATAAGAAGGTCCTTCTCTATAGTTGAAACTAGTTACATCTAAACTTCCTGCATTTCCAGCTTCAGTACTACCCCACTTATAAGTAATCTTAGTAAGTAATTTACCATCTGTAGATACTCCAGAATTTAATCTGTACGTACCACTAAATCTCGTAGTATTGTTAGAAGTAACGCCTTCAGCCATAGAAAACACATTGTACCTATAACTACCACTTTCTTTTACTGCAACTGCTGCTGTAATTACTGGTTTAGGATCAATAATAATTCGCATACTACCAACATCTGGTACATACCCTAGAGAGTTAAAATCATTTACTGTACCACTACCTATGTAAACATATAAACTATAATTATATGTAGCTGCATTGTTTGTATTTATAGTTAAAGTAATACTTATAGTTTTAGCTTCACTACTTATTTCTACTGGAGTACCATATACTGTTCCAATATTATCACCTTTAATTGCAGCTCTATATAAAGTAGCTCCTGCTACCTTTCTCCAATTATAACTTCCAAGCATAGGCTTGAAAGTAAATTCTCTTACTAATGAACCAGAACCTGCACCTTGAGTAAAGTGATAATCTCCTCCACCAACAGTAGGTGCTGAAGAATTATGATTATAACCTCGGAAGTCACCCATTGAAGCTCTAAGTTTACCATTTGAATCCATTTTCATTCTAAATGTAAGTGGCCCCTCTGCTTCTTTCTATGGAGCCCATTCACCTGGTGATTCATTTGAGTATATATTCCAGAAAGGTCTGGCATCTTTTATCAAATAACCATCTCCTGTATTAAACGCTCGGCTGTTCACTCCACCAGTTCTTGCTCTAGTTACTAGATCCCACAATCCTGTTGAGTTTAAGCCTATAGTATTTTTAATATCAGTAATAGTTACAGGAGCTGATATAATACCATTTGATGTCATATCGTGCCCTCCTCTATTTGGGCTACTTCACCTGTAACTAATACTAACCCGTGCAGCTTTTCAGCTGTTATATCTCCAACTAAAATAGTAGCGTCGGTAATGTCATATTCATTGAGATTAGCGTACGCTACTATTTCTGTGGTTAACTCTTCTGAGCTTGTCTCAGAAGAAGTTCTCTGAGCTTGTCTCAGAAGAAGTTCTCTGAGCTTGTCTCTTTCAATTGTTAAGTTTCCTTTAATTACTATCATATTATTTTGCTCTAAATATAATAGAACCAGATTGATAGTCATCTCCTAAGTATCTGGCTGTATAATTCACATAGTTATTTGAAGAAGTCTATACACGAGTAAATGATTGTGAATTGAATGTGTATGATTCTCCTTGTGATAACATTTCTCCAATTGGAGCAGGAGATAGTGATTCACCCATACCACCTAAAAATGCTCCCGGAGGATCTGATGAAAGCATAACTGAAAAGCGAGCTTTCTCCCACGCACCTTTAATAGATGTAAATGTACACTCTAAGTGATATTCGTTTGCAAATTCATTAACAACTTTGTATTCAAATTTAAAGCTGTTAGGTTCAGGTTTAGCAATTGTTTTCACCATGTGTGCTGTCTCTAAATCATTTTGATTGAGTGACATTATAGTAGTATTGACACTATCATAAGATTGTTCAGATGCTTCTGCAAAAGAGCAAACCATATATACATCTACTTTACCATCTGGCCAGTTAGGAACATTTAATGTGACTACATATTCTTGCTGTTGCATTTCCATAACAGACTTATTTAGAGTTCTAAACCTAAGCTGTCCAGTAGATTGATGACGTATAATACATCCAATGTAACCTCTTTTAATATCTGCTATTTCATTTAATGGAACCTGTGCATTCTGCTTAAGTAATATAGAGCACCTGAATTCAGTATTTGGATACAATCCTGGATCTGGGTGCATACTAAAGATAGCTGGTGCATTATGATCATAACCACGGAAATCTCCTAATCTAAAAGGTTCACTAGGACCTCCAGTTGGTTTATCATGTTGCCACCTTGCCATAGGTTGACCAATTGGTGGTAATGCTGTAGAGCTTCCGGTTTCTGGGAGTTTTATCCCCCAGTTACCGTTTGCTGCCTTCCACCAATTCTATACACCATCTACATTACTATAAGGCTGCTTCACAGGTTTACGACCACTTAGTATGTTAATCTTGTCACTAGTACATAACTGTGAAACATTATGTGTGCTAATGCCTAAGGTATTACCTACAAGAGTAGTACTAATATTAGTCTAACCTAGTGCTGCCATATTATTTATTTACTAATTGTTTATACAGTTGTTCATAACTGAATACTGCCATATCCATATTATTGTCTTCTACAATAGAGAAGAAAGCATCTTCTGAAATATGATCAGCTTTAATATCAATATAAGTATTGTAGTAAGGAATAGCTACTTCTGAGAACTTCATATTATACGCAGATTCTACTTCTTTGTAAGCTTTCTTATCTTCCTCTGAAGCTCCTTCTTTCTCAGATGCTTCTTTCAATTTATCAAAGTTTTCAGGTTTATCAAGACTTTCAACAGTAGTCTTTCTAAAGTCTTCAATTTCTTTAGTTACTTTTGATAACTCAAGTTTAAGTTTAATTACTTTGATTTTATCTTCTTTACTAAGATTAGTAATCTTAATATTACCAATAAACGGATTAAGTAATTGTTCAACTTCAAATCTACTAGCTTTGATTACATTCTCTTTAACTTCTTCCTGTTTTTCAGTACTCTTTTTATTTTCCTTCATTGTCTTCTGTTACTTTGCTTATTACTTTTAAATGCTGTTTGCCATGTACTTCCATAGCTCTTACTTCATAGTAGTCCCAATTAACAGTTTCATCCGATTCTAATTGGTCTACTCTTTCATAAGCATCTTCTTCAGTAAACCATATACTGTCTACTTCGTCAATGCCTTCTATAAGTTCTGTAGCAATTACTACATATACTTTCATACTGTATACTTTTAAATAATATGTATTAGTACTAATTACTAACGTATAGTAAAGTAAGAGTATATATAATAATTAACATTTATTACAATATACTTTCTTGTTTAGACCATTCACTACTACTAAGTATATCTCTTAACTCTGCACTATCGTGTTCGTATATATCAACTACATCAGATCCTAGTAATACCGGTTTAATTAGATCATAATGTAGTATTACATGTTTACCATCTAATGAATATCTGGTTTCTTCTCCTAATTTGATGTTATGCTGTTTACACCAATCTACTGTTGTAATTACGTATTTCATGATTTATTATCTTTATTCATAAAGTTGATAACTTCTTGTACTTCTTGATCAGATAGAGTTCTGTCGTAAATAGCAATACTATAAAGAGCCATATTACAGTATTCCATTGGACTACCTGAATTACTTAATTTACAGCCTAATGTAAGAGGAGTTATAGCATTTTTATCTACATTAAATATTCCAACACCATATTCTTCATAATTTTTATATGCTGTAAAATTGCTGCTAATAACACCAGAAGTATCATATTGTAAAGCTACTTCATCTGTATGAATATTTAATATAGAATTAACAATATTGGGTTTTATATTAATAGGTTTAAATTTTATAATTATAGTACCCACCTTATACCCTACTTTATCAAGCTTTAGATAATCATCAACACCATCTGTAACTATTGCTCCTTCATACTCAGGGATTTGCTCAATAGTTAAGTCCAACTTTCTAGCTTTGTTTGTTTTAAATCCAGCATTTATCCTATTGCTTTTAGGCAATTCATATCTTCCAGGAGTATTTATAACGACTTGTGCTGATTCTGTCTCTGATGTGTAATAAATATATATGAGATTTACACCTCCAAAATCCCCAGAAACATCTACTGTTATATTTTCTGAGCTATTATATGCAAGATTATTAAGTTCTACAACATTTGCATTTCCAAAAGTTTCTGTTAAATGAATAGTATCAGACGTTACAACAGCAGTCCCTCTTGAAGAAATATAATCCCACTTTAAAAAATTTGTTTTATATAAACCATATCCACTACCTAAACTCCAACTGAAGTTATATGCTGTTAGTACGTTGCCTAACAGTCCTGTTACAGTTGTTCTATCCTTATCAAAATTGGATTTCCCTCCAAAATTCCAATAATCTACAAGGGAATTAGAGAAAGGAAAGTTTATTTTCTGTGTATCAGTATTGTGCTTACCTATTAAGTTACCTATAGCAATATTAGTTCCCATATTGTAAACCAGTTACTTCACCAACAATCTCTACAACTAATTCAGGATTCCATCCGGGATAGAATACAGTACTAATAGTTGTATTCATATTAGCCAACCTAACAGTACATGTTACATTAGAATCAGTAATATTCTTAATTAAGAAAGGTCTATCTCCATCTAATTTGAAGTTAGTACCAGTAATATCATTTAGACGACTTACTTGCAGTGAGTTGTCTACACCATTTGCATTCTGTATATTGTTTTTCATATTCGGAGTATTTTTACCCCCCCCCCCCGATTACGAGTTGGGAGCTGTTATTATTATGCTTTAAAGTAACTTATTTTATTATCTGAATTATCATAGCAATCAACATGAACCCAGTTCACATCTTTCTCTAATCTAATCTTATAAGGCAATTTGTCTTCATTCTCTGCAATTAAATTTCTAATATCTTCAGCAGATACATCAGGCGATGTGAAATCACATCCTTCTCCCAATACATGTGCAGATAAGTATGCCGAATTCTTACTCTTTACTATCTAACACATATTGCATCTTAGACCTCTTTGTGTATAGTTAGATGAGTTGTTTATTGTCATAGGTTTCTGTAATATATCTCTACGTATTACTAGTAGAGTATGAAGTAAAGGAGTTGATAAGAACATCCAAGCTGTCTCACCAAACTTACTATATACATGTGGGCATACTAGTTCTTTAATACTAAAATATTGTTTAAGCTCTTGTATGATCTATTTTCTTTCCATTATTAATATAATTTATGTATATTTAACGTAATTAACTACTGGTTGTAGTGTTGATAGAATCAAATATTACAGAATCCTATCGCTCTACTATCTTAGAACCTATTAAATCAGCTAACAGATTTAAGGCAAATTCTTTACCATCATCATCCATTTTATTTAGTTTATTTAGTATCTATAACTACATTACGTATATGTGTTCTAATAGATCTCTACTACTTATGTTTTCTAATACTTTATACATGTTTATATTTGTTTAACTAAATTTTTTAAAGCTAATTCAAGATACGTCCTCAAAACAGGGGATACTATGACGGGA